TTATTTTTTCTCCCGCACCAAAGCGGCCGCATTCCTCAGCACACCTTTGTAAAGCGTGTTGCCCACAGTCTTTCGCTTCAACTCCAAGTAGTCAGTGATTTTGGCACGATTCACGTCCATACCATTTGCTATCAGGTCAATCACTGCTGCGCCAATCTCGTTGGCTATGAACATTGCACGTTGTTCATCAGTTTCCATTGTTACTCCCTGTTGCTCTGTAAGCATATATGTATGGTGTGCCACACGTTTCTGAAAACTCCGCATTAAACATCAATACATAATGTTCTCATGTACATGACGTAGAAAACTTTGCCTTCAGCATGACGCAGTGGCAAAATACCGTAAATCAAATTTTAAGAATTTTCCGCATTGAATACTTTTTTACGTTATGCATCAGTAGGTGTGATGAATACCTGTGCTCATTGGGCTGTTTTTGCGCTCATGCTGCTTGGCGGCTCCTCGCAGTCACTTTCTAACGTTGTTGCCTTCTGCATCGCAGTAACCATTTCATTCTTTGTTAACGCAAAGTGGACGTTCAAATCGGAAGCAACAACAATCCGGTACGTGATGTATGTGCTGTTTATGGGCGGCATGGCATTCTTGGTGGGGTGGCTAGCAGATAAAATGGATGTAAAGCCAATTGTTACACTAGTTACTTTCTCTGCGGTAAGCCTAATATGTGGTTTCATTTACTCTAAATTTTTTGTATTCAAGGATAATTAATGAAAGTTTCCTTGGTAGTTCCTGTATTTAATGAAGAAGAAACAATACCTGTATTCTATAAATCAGTGCGCGAATATAAACCGTTTTCCGATTATGATATTGAGATCATTTTCATCAATGATGGTAGTTCAGATAAAACGGAAAGTATTATATCTTCATTATCCTTGGCAGATAACAATGTCAAGGCTATAAACTTCACCCGTAATTTTGGTAAGGAACCTGCCCTCTTCGCTGGATTAGAATCATCTACTGGCGATGTGATTATTCCTATAGATGTTGACTTGCAAGATCCAATAAATGTCATCCCACGATTGATTCAGCGATGGAAAAATGGTGCAGAGGTGGTCTTAGCTAAGCGTATTGATAGGAAATGTGATGGAAGAATGAAGCGTAAAAGTGCAGAGTGGTTTTATAGAATTCATAATAAAATAAGCGAACCCGTAATAGAGGAAAATGTCGGTGATTTTAGGCTTATGTCTCGAGAGGTTGTAGATAATATCAAACTACTTCCAGAGCGGAATTTATTTATGAAAGGAATATTAAGTTGGGTCGGGGGTAAAGTTGATGCTGTAGAATACAACAGAGCTGAGCGTATCGCCGGCACAAGCAAGTTCAATGGTTGGAAGCTTTGGAACTTGGCCATTGAGGGAATCACCAGTTTTTCAACATTGCCACTTAGAATATGGGCATACCTTGGTTTTTTCGTTGCAACCTTATCCTTCCTATATGGAACATGGATGATTTTAGATAAAATTATTTGGGATAACCCTGTGGCAGGCTATCCATCTATAATCGTTTCCATCCTCTTTCTTGGAGGCGTACAACTCATTGGCATTGGTGTCCTTGGTGAGTATATCGGTAGGATTTATATTGAAACAAAATGTAGGCCACGTTATATAGTGAAAAAGTGAGACGGGATTTTAAATGATCTGCAAAAACGACAAAAAAACATTGGCACTGTACTCAGGCTTGGCTCTGTTATTCATATACCCTCTTATCCAATCTGGGGTGTTTTACAGGGATGATTTGGATAGGGCTATAACAGGGCAATATGGATGGCGAGGGCTAGGAAGACCCGTGGCTGATATCCTAATGAAAATACTCTCTGCAAGCGGTCACTACAATCTTGACCTCTTCCCGTACACAATGATTATGTCCTGTCTGTTCATAGGGGCGTCATCTTTATTGCTAAAAAAGCATCTGACTAGAATGGATGTACCATATCCTGTTTTCGTCGCTGCGTTTTTGATATTCAATCCTTACATGCTACAAAACATCGCCTATAGATATGACTCCATTGGTATGGCTTTGGCTTTTTTCCTTGCTGTTTTAGCCTACACTTATAGCGACAAAAACTTAATCCGCAAAGTGTCAATAAAAATAGTTACCGGAGTCCTTGCATTAACTCTATATCAACCATGCGCAAATATATTTATAGGTCTACTTGCTGTGGATGTTGTTATATTTGGACTTAAAAATCACTCAGGGAAACATCAGTCTACGAAGCTTATTGCAAGAAAAGCTTGTGAATTCATTTCATTTTACATTGTTTATATGTTGCTCTTTTCAACAAAAAGCAACTCTCGCTCAGAATTAATAACCCCAGATATTTATGGCTATAGAACGTTAGTTAGGACTGTAAAAGATTTACATGCACTTGTTGCATCTTACTTTCATGGCCCCGTGTATATTTACTTCTTAATTCCTGTGTTATTCATAATTTTGCTCTTAATAAAAGACTCAGTTCAAAAAAACAAACCATTCGTTTCAACCTCAATATTAATAATTCTTTCTATATTTATATTTTTAATTTCACTTTTAGGGCCTACAATATTTCTGCATGATGCTCCAACTTTCCCGAGAACATTGGTGTCATTCTCAGTGCTGCTTGTAATTATTTCCATTTCAATCGTTGAGCTCGCACCAAAATTAAAGTATCTTGCGTTAATACCTCTAATTACAACATTTGCTTTTAGCGCTCAATTAAGTAGCGCTATGAAATCGCAGCGTGAATATGAATGCTTTGTATTTAACATGATATCCAGAGACATCATAAATCACTCTAATGTGAAGTTGATTGGCACAACAGGTCAAGTTAACATTAATGAGAGAGCAAGGCTACTGATGGATAACAAACCATTAATAGGCTATTTCCTTAGCCCTGCGTCTGAATTTTTGGCATCATTCCAGTTAATTAATAAAGGTTTACCACAAACCTTGCATGGTTATGGTGACGAGCAAAGTAATAAAAACAAACTTGCCTATATAGTAGGTAAGGGCATCAAACCTTTCTCGTCTAACAAGGACTATTCACTTTACTTTCTCGATGATGAAGTCATCGTGTCCTTGGGTAACAATAAAAATTAGTACCGTTCAAAAACGGCCCTCCCTAACGAGGGCCTTTGCTTTGGTTCGGCGGATTAGGCCATACTATTTTATCTGCCAATTGTGTATCAATAGCCTGAACCTTCTGCACATACTCCATCCATGCAACCAGTGAAGCCTTGTCAGCATCAGTGATGATGCCTAGCGTGCATACAAATTGGTGGCTGGCGCAATGCATACCATAGGTAACTACTTCTCTATGTTGGCAGAAGAAGAGTGCCATAAAAAAAGAAATGAGTTATCAATAATGGCCGTCAGCATTATGACGCAGCAAAAGACCGGATATGGAAATTCGGAGAAACTTCGGAAGTAGCGAGGTTACCAATTGAATAATAAGTAAAACAAAAAAAGACCGAATACGATTCCTTTAACCGCAAATAGCATAACAACCTATTAAATTTCAACAAGATAAACTAACAATCGTTAAAAAAAACACCTCAAACACCTCCGTTAACCGTCTTTAACATTCAAATAGTTATTAAAAACCTAGGATCGATTCGGAAAGAATTCGAACAGTTTTATTCAGCCAAAAAAATGATGATCGGTCACTATTATTTTTCTCCCGCACCAATGCGGGCGCAGCTACTATTACTCCTTGACCATCCTCGGAGTCACACAATGGACAACGTCAGCATAGCCGTCAGTTCTGTACAAACAGCCGCAGTACAAGATTAGGTCAATTTTTGGCTTAAAAAAATCTTGAAAAATTATTTGAGCTATGGATAAATACGACGCCAGAAATGGGAATACACACTGAAAGAGCACGCTAAACGATCAACTACACATATCAAAAATGACATGTAATGCGATGATCGCAGCCTATTTTAAATTTTATTCCCGTGAGGGGAATAAATAAGCTACAACAATAAAATCTTTATGTAAAAAATTTACACAGCCATTTAATTATTCAAACAATAAATAATTACATTATGAATTATTTTAGACAGGGAAATCACATGAGAGAATTATGGGTAGACTATGCAAAAGGGATAGGCATTATTTTGGTAGTCTTTGGTCATGTTAACCGAGGTCTTTACAGCGCTGGCATTCATATTTCCACGTCGTTTTATCAGTTAACCGACAGCGTCATCTATAGCTTCCACATGCCATTGTTCTTTTTTCTTTCTGGCTTGTTTTTCATGCAATCTTTGGACAGAAAAAATAAAGTGCAATTTATCGCCAGCAAGATTGATACTATCGTCTATCCCTATGTCATCTGGTCTTTGCTTCAGGGGACAATAGAGGCCACATTGTCACGTTATACCAACAATACGTCCAACTTTAGTGATATATTATTACTATTTATCCAGCCGAGAGCTCAGTTCTGGTTCCTTTATGCATTGTTCATGGTGTTTTTTCTGGCTACATTACTTTATAGCAAAAGCAAAGCCAATTACATTTTGCCACTATTGATCGCTATCAGTGCAGCGCTATATATTTATCAAGACAACCTTACTAAAGCCTTACATTTAGATTATATTACTCGCTTCTTCCTTTTCTTCTTGCTTGGCTCGCTGGCTATCCGTTATTCCAATGTCATAGGCCGCCTGAACATTAGTCACTGCCTGACAACTATGCTAGCCTTTGTTATCCTGGAATATATATTCCATGGCCATCTTGGTCGTATGTATACTGACACTGGGGTTTTTTCATTGCTGGTCGCCATTGAGGCTATTTTCTTTATTGTTTGCCTGTCGGTACAGTTGTCCAGAGTAAACATATTCTGGCTGCGTCGGTTGGGTGAGCTAAGCATAGCGATATACCTGATGCACATCTTAGCTGCCAGCGGTCTACGTATCATTTTGAGTACCTTTATGCATATAAATAGCTGGCTGGTACACGTAGTCGCTGGCACATTATGCGGATTAGCAATGCCCGTTATCGCCTATTTTATCATTCAGCGGCTGCACCTCAATTTCCTATTGGAACGCCCTCATTTTGGCAAACGTCAATATAAATAGAGAAATACCTAACACCGCAGATAATCCATCTAGGACCCTAAGGTAAGGCAGTAGACGTTGCCTTACCTTTCCAATATTCAATGCTGATTAATACATCCCGATGCTAGTAATGTCTTCATAAGTAACATAAAAACATCCCTATTAAGAGACATTTTCCGATAAACAAGTCATCAGTATTCTCCGCAAGACCGAGGCTGGTGTTTCCTCCTACGAGCACTGCTGTAAGCATGTAATCTCCGACTTTCCCTTTTGTTTCAAAGCCTCAGCGTGCCCAACTTGGTTTGTTCATGACAGGCAGAGGTAAAGAGCGAAAGCTGTTGGAAGCTAGATCAGACTAAGGGAAAAACAAGCATTACCGCAATCCGAGCCACTGCAAATCACGTAGTTGTATCGTATTGCGGTAATTTTTTGCCCCATACATGCCCCAGACCACCCACGATCACGCCCACCTCCGCTACCATTACTCCATGACCATCCCCGGAGTGACACAATGGGCAGCATCAACACCTCTGAAAATCTAAAGTTCTTCCTGGCACACTTTCTACGCATCAAGCTTGGCTAATAAAAACGCAAGGTAATAGTTTGAAATGCGATCGTTTTCAACGATCGATACGCGATTATTGATCTACCAAACCAATTTGAATCAACGGACTCATGCCCTCACCATATGTGCAGAATTCCTTCACGACCATCTAAATGCTGATCAAATCGTTAGTTCGTCTAGCCGTACTCATATCTGCCATCTCAATCTACACAGGGACTGAGAGTTTGTTTATAGTCAGCCTGATTATGATCGCCATCTGGCTTCATGCTGAGTGGGACTGGAAAAAGCGGCCATAAAGCCGCCTTTATAACAGTTCCCGCTTTAAATCGTTTTCCCAACACCCGCGTAATACTCTTTGTATGTTCGATAAATAGTGTCGATCTCACTTGCATCCAGGGCACGGCTGAACGCTAGCACCGCCATAACCTTTCCTGACACAGTTGTAGCGTGATCAATGCTGGCACCGATTAATATGTTACCGGTGATGTTTGTCGGCGGAGCACCACCAGTTACCGCAGCATTCGCCCCTGTGCGCGTTAAATCAATACGCAAACCCTGATTCCCTGATCCATTATTAAGATATGAACGGGCCGCACAGAAAATACCGTCCACTCCATCTGCAGCAGCGACAAGCGATGCGCCTCCCAGCGTTGCAACTAAAGCTCCCCCCCCGGCATTTAGCCATCGTGCACCGATATTATTTGCTGTATCAAAAAGGTGTGAACGTGAGCGTTGGGGGGCATTCACTTGCAGGGCCCCTACGATGTTAAATCGACCCTCTGGTTTTTTTGAAATACTGATAAACGTCATATCCGAGGCGTTGTAGTTTTGAATGGGGATACCCGTATCAATATAATTCGTCTCATTAAGTGTGACTTCATAACCATCGATTACCGGTGCGCCGACAACAGTCATCGCTGCGCCTACCCTGTTTCGAGCCAGTGCTCCAGATGTTGAATCAACATCCCATTGTAAGATCATGCCTGGAATGACAACCGGCAAAGAGGTGATGGGAAAAGTAATGCGGCCGAGCGAACGACTGGCCGTGACTGTGCTATCGATATAAACGCGAGTAGTAGACATAGATTGCCTCAGAGAGATTTATTGAATGCGACGAGATCGTTGTAAAGCGGAAGGCCTGAAACTGGTGACACATCAGTTGCTGAATCCCTGATACAACCACGGTTACCCGTTAGCCTGCCGGGATAATTTGCTCTATTGCCCGTGTATGCATAATTTACAGCCGTAGCGACACCCGTCTTGGCAATATGAATGACGTTGCCCGTTGAGATTGTCACACCTGTAATTGTTGCGCCTACAAGTTTAAATCCATAATTTCCGGGGTCTGAAACTCGAACCGCATCGATAACGGCATTACCAACACCACCAAACAAGGGAATGATAATTTCGCTTGATGTCTGGATGATATTGGCTTCATCAGGTCGCAATGCCATAACTCCATCATTGCGAATAAATTCAGCAATCGCTACACCAACAATCTCACCATCGGTGCGATATCCATTATTCGACAAGTGGTCTTTATCGACATACGGCCTTGCGTACTGAGTTCCTGTTAGTGTGAATTCAGGATTATCGCGGCAGACTTCATACTGAGCATTACCGATGACTAAATTAACGTCAGCCCCAGTTGCACCAGCCTGCACGGTCGCGTTGCTAAACTGCTGAACGAACACTTTCAGGGTAAATTCGTCGTCATCCAATAATGAGCGGAGATATGTTTGATAATCAATACGCAAATTGAGCATCAGATCTTTATAAACGTTAGCATTGGTATTCATAACAGCATCAGCGTTGCCATGAATAAACAATAGAAAAGGTTTATAGTTCATCCCCAAGCCGACAGAGATATCATGTGCCCGTTGCATCACTAGTTTTGTAGCGTTAAAAGATGCAGTTCCGTAGGAAATATTAGCCAACGTGGTTCCTGACGCCCCTGTGGCGGAGGCCATGCATGTCACTCCGGACTTTTCAAACAAGCGCTCAGCAATACCCCCGCAATCTGATTCCTGACCGCTAACCTTGCCGATATTTTCTGCCATCGGAACGAGGTATTCCAGGTCTGTTTCTGCAACAGATTTAGCCGGATTTGCACTGTCGAATTTTGGTCCGCCGTTAAAAGTCATCGCGCCATATGGATAGCGGGGCGTTACAGTTACTGCCGGTTGCGTGATGGTTGCCCCACCAACTGCAAGAGACTGTCCGACGATAATAATATGAATAAAATCGGCATTGCCCTGGCGGATCCGTGAGGCCGTAGCAACCGAAGCCCGGTGAAGCTTAAAGTCACCACTCCCGCCCTCCTGCGATGCAAACTTAACGAAGTATTCACCGTTTACAGCCTTGAATGTCACCGGGGTGTTATTTCCAGCATCAACAGTCAGTGCAAAGTTGTCGCCATTTGTGTGAATGAAGTAAATAACCCCATTAACCTCTATAGCTAACCCGCCTTCTGCAGATACCTCTGGCTCACTTTGAGCGTCTCCATCGTCTCTTAGGTCTACAACTTCACCATTTCTTTTTACTAACTTAAATATTTCGCCGTAACGATCCGCATGCACTTCTGAATATTCAGGATAGTCACGTGAAATGATCACATCCTGTTTAAGCATTCGCATACTTCCATCTTCTGATAACCCAAGAACGGAGCTACCTGTCGCCCTTGACTGAAATGACGATCCATCTGATGTCTGAACTTGTTCAATATTACTGCCAACCATCACTGCCGGGAATTGAGCGGTGCCATCATCTAAACGTTGAAAGGTTACATTACCGTTCTTATCTGTAGCCATTTCAGCTATCCCCGGGAAGCCAGAAACATTTTTAGCATTACTGTCATAGAGAAAATCCAGCTTCGCTTTAATCTCAAAGACAAATTCACTTGATGGATAGCTTTTATCTGTTTTAGTTCCTGTGCCATTTACGTTTTGCCATACATCAGCGATGCTTTTACTATCACTTGACCAAACAAAATAGTAAGCATCATTAGGTATTTCTCCAGACGCTATAGCATCTGCCGCTTCCGTTTCAGTCCACGGGTGACCAAGTGGAGCAATGTTAGCTAATGCACCTGCCCATGTGTAACGTTGAACACCAAACCTATCCGTATAAGTTTTGCTGTCAGAAGTAACTATTTCGTCTATTTTCTCTGAATTGAATTTTAAATCCTGAACGGATCCGCTAGGAATTGGATTAGTAGTTGGTGTGGTAGCCATTTATTCAGTTACCTCGTAATTATACATTTCATCGTTATATTCAGACATGGTTAACGAGGTAGTCCCGTCGCCATTTGGTTTCTTTTCTGTGATCGTCCACTTTGTCGCATCCATCTCCACTTGGGTGGCGATGACATAACGGGAGGGTGACTGCACGTTGTAGCCGTCAAAAATATTAAGGGTTATTACTGGTACCGCTGCGGTGAATCCAAATATCGTATCTGTGCGGGGGAAAGCCTGAACGCGTGCAGTCGGAGATCCATTCGAATCGGTGACGATAACAAACATATCCCCCTGCCATTCAATGCGCTCACTGGTATCAAAATTGTTTCCGTTCCTGGCAACGATATACCCATCTTGCTGATTAGCGTCGTAGATATCCGGCACTTGCACCATTTGCCCAACATTCACCCATTCACCATCGGCCAACGCCCGAATAGACATCGTCTGCCGTGAGTAGAGAAGACGGCGTACCTCCTTAATGGCCCTGTCCCGAGCCTGATATGAGTTCCTGACATACAGCATATCGAACTTCTTCGCCTTGACTGGCTCCCCCTCTTCTATCGTTGAGCCGGTGATCCGGTAACGAACAAACGCCTGTTTGTTTGTCGTGGGGTTCTTATAAGTAACATGAACCCCATCAAAGCCACCAGGTAGCGTCATGTCATACGAAAGGCTGTAATCCTCGGCTTTGGTATTGGCACGGTTAAACAAGGTCACAGCATTCGGCTTGCGCTCGTCACGTGTAAATGACAACACGCCATCATCAAAAAACGCGGTAACTGTAGCCGCGTCGCAAATGGTCTGCACCCTGGCCCCAAGCGAGATATCTTCATCGTCAAACGTGTAGTCGAAGTAACCCAGGCGCGGATCCGGCAGTGAAGCCGCAATTGAATACAGCTCATAAATATCAATACTGGATTCTGCCTGTCCGCCCATTTTTACCCAGGTGTGCAGCACAGCATCTGCAAAGGAGCGTGTTGGCCTTTCTGTGTAATTGACAGTTTGGGTTGTTAGGTCGTAACTGATGACATGGCGGGTAATGAGCGCGTTATATTTACGATCGCGTGAACTTGTCGCTCTCTCGGTAGCAGTGACTGTAACGGTTACAAGGGTATCATTTGGATAAGCGACGTTGGTCCGCGTTCTAATAATGTGGACCGCTTCAACCTTCAGGACTGAGTGATCATTGCTGTTGTTCGTTCTGACAAATTGCAGCGCATAACGCCCATACCCTGCAGCCGGTGTTATTTTAAATGTCCCGTATTTGGTATCTGAATTTTCATCATCATTATTCAGTCCAATATTTAGCAGTTCAGATGTGCCGGGTATCTGATTATTGTCATCGTCAATTTTCCACCACGTCACCGTTGTCCTTGCATAATCCCCATGCCCTAACTGGGCCTGAAGGTGTATCCAAAGCTGCTCACCCGCCACCGGAGAGAATGAAGGCCCAATAACCAGTGGCTCGTTGTCGTTTAGGGTAAATATGGTGGTGTTAATGACTGCATCAGCGGGGATCTGCCCAATGTCATTCCCGCCAAGGTTTGAAAATGTAAATTCATAGAAATGTTGCGGGTCAACTGGAGCGCCATCATCAGAGGTCGTTGCATTGGCTAAATCAGCAAACACGGTTATATCTCGCGTTACTGGGCCTGATACCGTGTTGTAGGTGACGTTAACCACGAATGACACTGAGTGCGGTTTCGGCAGGTCATAGAAGTAGTCGAAGTCACTATTTTGCTTAATCTTCACCTGAGCCTGACCGGCAACGAATTCACCAGAAACCATATCCGTGGTTGTCGTAGCCGTTTCAGCAGGGAAGTCTTCGCTCTCGTTTGGCCCTGGAAGCTCTTGGCCGTCAATGTCATCGAAAGCAAACCCTTCATTGATGAGCGGTATGTTCTGACCTGGCTGGAAAATCTGGTATGAGGCTCCGGCCAGCGCACCCAGGTTTGACTCTGAGTAACGAACAGACGTCACGTCATACTTGCCCAGCCCGAAGTTCATCCACTCAGTCACCTTTTTGATGTTATTGGTGTACTCGAATAGCGACTCTTGAATGAGATCAGGGAAAGCCCTTACTTGCCCGTAGTTGTCTGGCTTAGCCTCACCATTACGAGCAATGTTGGTTTGCCCTTTCAGGCTGTTGTTAGGCGATGTTTTGGAGTTATTACTGGCTGCGTTAGCGCTCGGTTGGCTGATGAGCGACGATAGGATTTTCTGGGTAAACTTTATCGGGTTGAAGTGTTCAAGCGGGTTTAGGATTGTGCCGAGCGCGCCACTCTTTGGCTGGTCAAACACGCTGATGATGTCGCCCTCGTTCAGCGGAAAGTTCAGTTCATCATCAGGTTTAAGCTTTACTCCATTCCTCAGTATCTCAACATCACAATGCAAATTGGCCGATTTGAGCCAAGGGTAAAACATACTGCCTGCTGCGAGGTTATGTCTCTCTTTGGGTATCCCCGGCACGCGCTGAACTTCTATCAACGGCATAATCGTAAAACTCCACTTTGGTGAATACTTTTTCTAAAGTCCGAAGCTTGTCAAAGCGCACCTGGCCTGATTCGCCACGGCTATGGAATGCTTGCCCATCCACCACCAAACCGACATGCTTTGGCTCAGCGCCGTAATACGCGATAAAGATGCTACTGTCGGCGGACTTTTCGGCCCGTTGCCAAAACACAACATCACCCGTAAAGCACGTCAGGAAGTCGCTACCGGCTTCGTAGTCCGGTGTCTGGTGTATCTCAATGCCCAGCACATAGCGGTAATACAAAGTGACTAATCCCCAACAATCTGCGCCATCAAATGTGCAGCTTCTGTTTCTCCATGGGACGCCAATCATTTTCGAAATGAAGTCATCTTTACTCATTTTATTTCCCATGCCTCAAGGTGAATGATGGGTTTGATTTAATGGCTTCCTGCCTTGCTTTGCATGCCTCATCAAAGCTTTCGAACTTACCGAGGTTGGTGTGGCATATCCTGGCAAGCCATTTGCAAGAGCTTTTATCAAAACAAACACCGGTCACGCCTGAAGTGTTGTTGCTTTGTTTGCTTTTATTTCTTTGGTTGGTTGACGAAGATGAAACTCTCAAATTTTCAATAGCGTTGTTGGTTCTATTTCCATCAAGATGGTCAATTTGCATTCCGTCAGGAATAGGGCCGTTGTGTAATTCGTAGATAATTCGATGAGCAAGGTAAAATTTCCTGTTCACCATTACGCGGATATATCCTTTACCATCAATATTCCTGACCTCATCACCAGCCTTTACTGGTCCTCTACGACTAATTTTCCAAAAAAGACAACCATTTCTATATTCAAAGAACTCATTCCATTTATGCATTGGCCAGCCCTGGAAATTCCGAAGTGTTATAGAGAAAGGCAATGTTGTTGTTCAGCGGGTTCTGAAGCGTTAGTGAGCACGTGACATCACTCTCATCCATCGACACATCTTTAACGTAAAGCGTCCACGGCTTCAGCGGCGTGTTCATGTCAGCAGCATCAAAGCGCTGGTAGGTGGCTGATATAGGCGTTATCCGGGAGTAAGCTCGCCATAGTTTCAACTGCTGCTTAAAATCCTGCGCCAAGCGGCCAAACTTCACCGTAGCGTTGATTACCGGCGTGTTGCTCTGCTGGCTCTCTGAAACCTCCATCCGGCATGGTGTGTAAATTTGCCCCGCAAACGTCTTGGGGTAAATCTGCCGGTTCACCAGGCGGATATAGCCGAAGGTCGAGTGATAGAACGTCATGGTGTCATACAAAATGCGGTTAGGACGCTGAGACTGAAATTCGCGTAACGTTGGCATTTAAAACTCCGGTAAATCTCGGTTAACTACCTCGTCAATAATCCCCCACTGGTTCGGCGGCAGCTCAACAATGACATCTGAGTATTCATCATCCGGGTTGTAGACTTTCCGAGTGATAACGCTGGCAGTCCATGTTGTGGTATTGCCGTTGATACTCGTCTGTACCGGTGGCGCGATAAAATGCAGCTCCTGCACCTGCATACCAGAGCCACCCAGATTGCACAGCATGGTGAACCACTGGTTGCCGTTATCGAGATAGCGCGGACTTCGGTACCACTGCTCAAAAGCCCGATCCTCTGGCAGAGTGAAAATCCAGTTCAGTGACCAGGTGGTTTTGAGGTCATCAGTCAGCCGCTGGAAGATTGGCGCACCCACTGCCGGTTGGTCGGTACGAAACCCGGTATCAATTGTGCGGCTCTTGTTGGCCTTCTGAGGAAGGGATAGCCAGTCGGGATAAGGTATTGCCACGGTTTTCTCCCGGTAATAAAAAACCCGCCGAAGCGGGTTATTAGTTTGTCGCCCTGCGAGGGGCTTGATGATTTCTCGATACGGCTTGACTCATAGGCCCACCGTTATCCATATCTGCTATGAAAGCATCAACGGTTAGCGTATTACCTGACTGTGATGCTTGATAATCATAAGTATGCGAGCCTGACGAATAGTCATTGAAGTTAACCACGACGTTCATTCCTCCGCTCTGCATGTCCTTGTTGCTGATCACCTTCCCATTATCACCAGGTATCATGTACTGGCTGCCGTTCGATGCCTGGTACAGCTCTGGCTTTCCTCTCTCACCAACGCGATACATCGAACCGCCAGCAACTGGGCCACCTGAATAACGAGCGCCAGCAACAGCTAAACCTTTAGCGAGACCCACTGTGGCAGTCATCCCTGCCATTGCGGGGACAGAGTTACCACCAAACGATGCAAGAGAAGCCAATGCTGCTGGGGCTGCCCATGCTGATGCAAGTATTCCCGCCTGCGCAACTCCAGCCGTAGTCGCCGCCCCACCCATGACTTGCTGGATGATGAAATTTTTCAACATCTCAACACCGACCTGAACCAAGCTATTTACGACACTGTTTAGCATCGTGCTACCAAGAGATTTCAGCGCTTCTTCTGCGCTCATCGAGCCAGTAATTAAGCCTGTTATTGCGTTGGAAGCATTGCCAGCAAAGGCGTCTACGGCACTCGTCAGCATGTCGTAACCAAGGCTTTGTTGGCTTAATATTTCCCATTGCGCCGCTGTTCTCTGCTGCTCATATTGTTGATTGGCCGCATTCATGAGGAGCAGGCCTTGCTGCTCAGTGATTACTCGCTGTTGGGTAAATTGCTGTATCAGCGCTAGCTTCTGGGCATTCTCATTTGCCAGCTGCTGAACTGGATCAACTAAACCTGCCGCCTGTTGCTGGGGAGACGCAACCTGATTTGATCTAATTTGAGCCAGAGCGGTTTGGTGTTGCTGCTCTAGTTGCTCGGAGGTCGTATTGTACTGCTCTTGGCTGATTTTCTTCGCGGCAAGGGCAGTGTTTAAATCCTTCACATCCTGCGTATAACTGGCATTCTCTCGTGCTTCAGGTAACAGCTTCTCAGCCGCTGCTTGCGCCTTAATGGCGTTTGCTGTGTCCCACTTTTTCGCCGCATATTCACCGGCCAGGGAGATCTGCGTTTGCGTTGCGCCTTTACCAAGTGATTGCTGAGCATTGAGGATGGCTTGCGCCCTGCTTAGCTCGCTGGTCGATTCGGCAGCAAGAGCAGCCTGCTGCTTCAGGTTTGCCAGTTTCTGGGCGGCACTTTCAGCCTGGCTAGCTGACTTCTTGCCCTCCGCATTGCTTTCTTTCTGGGCTTTGGTATTCCGCTCTATCTCGGCATACTGATCTTGGAGTTTCTTCACTCGCGGATCATTCTTAGATATGCCAGCATCTTCAGCGTCATATACTGCCTGTAGCCTGGCCCTTGCTTCCCCTTCAAGTTTCGATAGCTCTATGCGTTGCTGAGAACGTTTCACCAATGCATCTTGCTTAGGGTTTGCAGTGCCAGAGTTATTGAAATTAATCGTACCATTGGCCGCGTTTTCTGAAGCTTTTGCCACCGAATTCATGTCGCCGATCAGCGTGGCAGCTTTGTTGCTGAGAGCCGCTAACGCCTGATTTTGTTCTGACCAGCCATCAAGGCCAAGCCATGACCACGTTCTTGCCCTTCGTGCATACATTTCGCCGGTTGACGTGAGATCTGCAATCTTCTGTGATGCCGTCTCTGTTTTGCCACTCAGCCTATCAATTGCTGCGCTGATGGAGTCAATAACCTTCACCATAGTTGCGCTAGCGCCCATGGCTTCGTTCATTTTCCCTATTAGGTTCTGAAGGGAAATTGTAAGGGAGTTGCTCGCTTGATCCATCGTTCTTGGGAGCTTAGAGAATTCATCGTTAACTGCCGATGACTGCTTCATGATTGCATTAAGTGCATCCTGAGCACTCAACTTCCCTTCGAGCATTGCTTGCCGCAACTGCCCCATTGATAGCCCCATACCAGCTCCAATCTGCCTTGCAAGTTCAGGCATTTGTTCAAGGATGGAGTTAAACTCGTCGGCTCTTACCGTGCCCGAAGAAATAGACTGGCCGAATTGTCTTAACGCATTTGCCATCTCTTCTGTAGACGAACCGCCAACCCTACCTATTTTCTGAAGCGTATCTGTTAATGCCAGTATTTGGGTGTTTGTTGCTCCTGTCCCTTTTAGCGCAGAGGTCATTGCCTCCCATAGCTTGGCCGTATCCCTGAGGCTAGCGCCGGTAGTCGATGCTATGGCCATCAACGTTTCAAACGTAGACATTGCTGTTGCTGCGTCAGTTGATAGCCTGGTGATCCGTGACTGGAGTTGCGTGATATTATCGGCGACTGTCAAAAATGCCTTGCCGTAATCGATAATCAAAGCAACTGATATCGCGCTTGCAACACCGCTTAACACTGATTTAAACCCAGACATAGACCGACCAGCACTATCAGCAGAGGAAGTCAGCCCATCGACTGCTTTAGATGAACGATTGGCTTTTTTTTCCATCTCCCCTAAAACAACAGCTGCTTGACGGCTACCTGTGACCATCTTTGCAGTTTCAATATCAACTTGGTAAACCAAGCTCCCACCGTCCTGCTCCGCCATTTACTGATCTCCGGGCATAAAAAAACCCCGGCTAAGCGGGGTTTATTTTCTTATGGTTAATATTTTACTTACAGGCTTCATTACCTACATAATCAGCGATTGATTCGGGCACTATATCGCTCATATTTGGATCTGCGCGGGATGACTTCATTTGCTCCAGAGTCTCGCCATCACCCAAGTACTTTACTGTGCGATTAACGCAGTCATAAGCACGTTCAGAGTATGACACCCCAGAACTACCCTCTCGCTTAGTAATAATGGTTTTCAGACCATCATGCTCTCCCTTGCCTAACACTGTATACACAGCTTTGGAATCGGTAGGTATTGAAATTTTATACTCTGCCGACATGGCTAATGGAGAAACAAACAATGCAAGTAAAAATAAATTCTTTTTCATAGATACCCCATATCAACCAGCCCAACCTTCCAACTTTCCCTTCGCCTCTATCTGCGCAAGCTTATCAAAGTCTTTTTGTCGGCGCAGTATAACTGCGTACTGGCGGTACCCATGATGTGCCGGGTTGAAGAATTCTGGCCTTGGATGAGGCTTCCCCATCACAGAGCGATATTCTTCCACGTCTGCTTGATGCTTTGCCTTTAACGCTTTTATCGCCAATGGAGCAAGTGCAATCTGTTGCTCGCAAAGTGCTATCGCTTTCTTCAGGTGGTTACCTTGCGCTCTCAGCTTGTAATGCTTTTTGATTTGTTCCTGCAATTCGAAATGCATCTGAATAATCTGACCATTCGATAGGTGGCGCAAACCATCTAACCATTCTTCCTCTGTCACATCCCTATCCCCACAAGTAAACGATGTAGCACAATGCTAATCTCTACATTCGCGTCTAGATCCTGGCAATCTGGTATCAGCAGTTCTCATTTTTTTTGTATAGCCTCGATTACCACGAATAATTGAATCTCCATTCTTATCGACAGTGGTTATCGATTCTCGATTAATGTTGTTATAAACACCTTCAGATTCGTACTCAAATGAAACAGTATCAGACTTGAATACCCACTGTTTTGAATCATTCGCTAGAAAACTATACCTAATGCCATCAATTGTAATTATGTGACTATGAAGTGCTTTGCCATTACCACCCCTGCTTGGCGGTCGAGATTTCTCAACTAAGATTTTCTGATATGCGCTAATTTTTTTACCGCTAATTTTTATGTTCATTGCTCCACCTATAACTTCCACGAAGAAATATATTGTTACATGGTAGCAGAGGGTGCGGCGGTAGCAACGACAAAGCGGTTTTCGTCAACAAAACGAGGAGCTTTTCCCTGGTGAACCCAGTCAGAGCACCATAAGCTTGCCTGACAAAAGAGGCCATACCGACCTCTTATAAACAGTTTGAGTCAATTACATGGAACGACTTAGAGGTTTGGTTGAAGATAAGATGCTAGTAAAGATGACTAGCTTTTTGTCGGCAATTATCGCTACAGAAACAGCTAGTGCAACCGGAGCATCGTATCTGTTTGCTGCAATAGTGTTGGGGTTCATACTTGTAGTAAGACATTCGCGTTGAGTGTTAGAAAACAACGGCGCAATCTGACTGGAATAACCCGAGGTAAAGCACATGGATAAATTTGACCGAACCATTCAGCGAGAGCTATTGCAATATCTTTGCGATATTTACCCAGAAACAGCGGACAGCCATTTAATGGAAGAATTTGCCGAGAAATTCGGCAGTATAAAAACCTTATCCGCCAATATTCTATATCTTGCCGGTCACGGGCTTCTTGAGGCTAGAGTGAGTAACGAATTAGGCTATCGCTCACCCCAAATCATCTATGCACTTACAAAAATCACGAGCAAAGGTATTGACTTTATTAGAAATGATGGGGGGCTTGGTGCAATACTTAATGTCCAGACCATCAGGTTTCATCGCGACACGGTTGTGGTTCTTGAGGACCTTATTGCAATATCTAACATGAGCGATGCAGAGAAGGATAAAGCTAAATCCACCCTTGGTGATATGCCTACGGAAGCGCTCAAGGCAGTTGTTCAAACGATAACGACTGCTGGCCTGACTGCTCTGCTTTGAAAGTGGCAAACTGACAAACAAAAACCCACCTCTTGGGTGGGTTAGGGATTTTTCATATAATTTGTTAGCCTGCGAAGAAAAAGTGCATTGCGAGCTTATATGCTGCTGTGCCAATGCCAATAATCGCCGGAACACCCAAAAGAATGGATAGCTTTGCATCTGAAATTTTCTTATCCATCGCATCAGATGACGGTTTTTTATCTACCGATTCCTTAAGCCCGGTAAATTTCTCAATCAAAACGGCTAGATTTTTGTCAATGGAGCCAATCGTACCTTCGACCTTCAACATGGTCAGCTTGAGTTCAGATACATCAGTTTTGATATGCTCAACATCAGCCTCAAGCTTAGCGACTCTGACTTCGATCATGCTAGCACCTCCATCACCACCGCCCCCATGCCATGTATATTTAGGATAATCAGCCAAAGATGTTACTCCGTAATCCTTCGCATCATTGGCCATTCCCTCGCCCCTCTTCAATCCATTTCAACACTGGCCATACCGCTATGTGGTGAGTAAAGCCGCAGTTTCTGCAAATCACCCGATACTGGTAATCCATGATCGAACAAGGCGGCCCAGGGGCATCAAGCTTAATGTAGCTAACGTATGTAATAGACTCTCCACCATCTGGTCCGACAGTGGTAAGTCCCGCCTCTGGAATTCCAATGTCCTCGCTACCACAAAGAAGACACTGAAAAATAGGTACACCACGCTTATAAAGAAACTCAGAAAGATATTCTGGAGTAACTTTTTCAAGCCTACGCTCAAGTAAAAGCTGATTTCGTCTATGGTGGTCAGCTTCATTGTTCATGGTAATTTACTCATTATCCTTTTTGTAAATTTACCATGTGAACGTGCGGCTATGTTACTGATCTTTTGATCACCATACCGTGGTTAGCTATCTTTTTTCTGTCATCAGCGCCTCTACGCAGCCTTGGTTAGCCGTCGTGCTTTCTTCTTCATGTACTCATCAGCCACGGCGTCATACTCTTCGGCAGTGAAACCTTTCTGCTCTGGATACTTAGCATTTATCAGAAGCTGAAACTCGGTCATGGTCAGTTGCTCCGCTTCTGTTCGCGGCATGCTGAAGTGATTACGCGCTGCACTGATGTACTCGAAGGCGCTGAACTCAGCCACATAGGCATTTGTTTCATGGCGCTGTAGCTTTCGTACTTTCGCCTTACCGATGATGCCGTGGGTAATTAGGGATTGTGCCAGAACGATAATATCGCTTGGTGGCATACTGCCGCGACGGAATACAAACGCTCTCTTCCCTCTCTTACTTGGCCTTAACTCCCCCACCAGCGAACTAACATCCTCTTTGCAGCACGCCTGCATGACGATCATACCAGCGTAGATAGCATCGCTACTGAATGACGGTGCATTGATATGAGCAAGTAACCACCCAGGAACCTCGCCATACGCCTTAATGGCACCTTCAAGCAATCTCGGTGCGTCACTGGTATGCAGCTCAGCGAAGCGCTCTACAATCGCCGCTGGCGAGCCGATACGGGTCATGTTGGCGAAAGATGGCCGGAAGAAATAATCGTGCTGGGCATCTGAGATAAGCATCTCGCCGATTTCAGTCATTGGGATCATATTGGCCTCGAATAATTATCATCAAGGGCACATAGCATGCCCTTTGTGATAGTTACGCGGTGACAGTGGCTGCATAAACTGCGGTAAACGCGCCGTCGTTTGTTTTGGCAGTAATGTTAGCCGCGCCTGCAGTTGCACCGGATGGAGCTGATACGGTCACAACAAGCCCTGAGGCTGTCGCAGTAGCTCGCGTTGGTACGGATGAAACCAGCGTGAACGATTGATCGGAAGCATTGGCTGGTGCAAACACCACGTTAAACGTAGTCGTTGCTCCGGCAGCTACCGTTCCGCTAGTCGGGGTCAAGGTGATGCCAGTTACTGGCACATCAACAGGCGTATCAATTACCTGTATGGTGTCAGAATCAGCAACCTTAAACTCCGTTGAAAGCGTAACGATGTCGTTAGTGCCACCGTCAGAGCTTAAGGCTGTGATAACCATGTAGCCGATGAAAGTTATCGGGCCGTATTCCTCTCGTACCCAGAGGGTCGGCTGGCGAGCGGCTTTAATCTCGTCGTTGTAATACTTGACGAACTTCGCAACGCCGAACTGATCCAACTTGTCCCGCTTACGTACTTCGCCTTCAAAGCTAAGGGTGAAGTCCGAATTTGTTACCAAGTTTTCAACGTAGCCCTTAGTATCATCTGCATCGGAGGTCACCGTGTTTGGGCTAAAGTCGAAGCCCTTGGATGTACCGGCGATCAGCGATTGCCATTCGCTTTCCGCAGGAACCGTATCAGGGCAGCCCAGAGCTACCTCAAGCACAATTCCACGACCGAACAACTTGCTGTTGTCAGTTGAGCAACCTTGCATATTTGCTTACCTCTTTGATTATTGATTACTCGCCATACAGGCAAGCGAATTGCAGGCGATAGACTAATCGCCCTTCAGTTGTTGAAACTGGGGATGGGATGCCACCGACGTTCTCTATGTGGCCTATGCAGTCATTTGGCATGGGGTTAGCCTGGATATGACTGATAATGGCCTGCGCGGCATTGTCGGCATCTTCGTCTTCGTTGATAGCGCCCACAACATCGACCATAACTAAGTACTCACTGCCCAAGTCATTGCGAATTGCGCTACCGCCGTTTGGCCGAAACACAATGAATTTATCGATATCATTACCAGTGTCCCGCCAGCGCAACATCTGTGTGATAAATCCGGTAGTCAGCCCTGCATCAACAAAGTAATCACGCACCCGGCGATGCATAGCAGGTGTCATAGCGATAGCTCCTTCTTAATGATGGCATCAACTGCATCCCTGGCAGCATCAGCACCCTTCTCAAGAAAACGAGGCTCGCCGCTAACGTCCCAAAAATTACCCTGCGCAACACCATTCTTTTTCGGCCTTGGCTGACCCTTTAATTTTCCACTGGCAGCATGTACTGCCGCTGCATAATTGGCCGAATATCCAACCTTACCTATCAGTCTGCTCCCTATTACAGATAACTCCCTAAATTGGGAGTTAAGGAGGGTTGACGTTGCTACGGGTGTTCTCGCTGCCGCTTCCTGCCCTATAAGCAGTAGCGCCGAGTGAATGGCTCGCACAGCCTTGCGGCCTTGAATGTCACCAATCAGCCGATCCAGATTGGCCTGGGCCTCACGGATACCTTTTACCTTCACAGCCATATCAGACCCCTGTGATAATCGCGTAATCGTCGGCTATGCGGTCAAACGTGTCAGCGTCACGGATGATATGACGGACTTCGTCTGCGCCTTCGACTTTGGTCGGATCGAGGTCTGAAGACTCTCCTATCAAGATGTAATCACCACGCTCAGCATCAGCATATTCAGTCCAATGCGTGTTTTTTACGACAAACTCTATACCGACACTGCCTAACCGCGCCGTGGCATCCCCGCCGTAATCACACATGATCGTGATCGGCGGTAAAAACCTCTGCTTACCATACTCATCCGCTGGGCCATCCTTTCTCCATACGGTAGCTACTGCCGTATAGCTCCAGTTAGCAGCGGCACTCATGAGAGATAGTCCTCATACTGATAGGGCTCACACTCCTTACATCCAACCACAGTGAACCCAACCAATTGCTTTTCATCACTGTAATTAGCGGCCACTCGTCCACTGTCGGGCGAAGCCATTGCGTTTAGAAAGCCAACAATCCCAATACTGATCACACCGTTACCGCTCCGGGAACATACGAATGGGATGTCAGACGCCAAAAAGGCCTCGTTGCATTCAACGCGATGATTAACGAGCGCTTCTGCTGCTGTAGCATCCAGGGTGAAAAGCTTGTTCAGCAGGTCTGCAATTTGCTTACTTTCAACCATCAGCAACCTCCCGCAACGAAGAAGAACCCCACGCTGTTACCGGCACTGATTGGCAGGCTTGCAGTGCAACCACTGGTATCGAGTTGTGATAGAGAGGCTCGCAGCCAGGAGAGTGCATCTTCGCCGTATTCGAATGAGCGGCTTGCACCGGATGGAGCGCTCTGTGATTTAATTTTCCTTGCCCCGGACGAGGCGGACATTAACGCCACAGCGTAGAGCTTGATCAACTCCTTGGTGCATTCGTCATAACCCGCCCCATCCAAACACTCATCAATGCCATTTACACGGCACAGAATCGGTGTCAGCACTGCGTCTGGAATGGAGTACCCCAGCTCAGCCAGAAATGCTTTAACCTGCTCATTGGTGATTGGGGCCGCCATAGTTACTTACCTTTCGCTGGTTTCAACAGTTCTACGATCTGGGCTTTTGCCGCTTCCAACTCGGTAGACAGCCCTGTATTTTTTCCAGCTAGCTCGTCACGTTCAGCGATCAAAGCCGCGTTGCTGTCAGTTAGGCGTTTTACTTCACTGTTTGCCGCTTCCAGCTCGGTAGACAGCTTTTCCAACACTGCATTGGGAGTTGCCACTTCAAACGACTGTTCGGCGATTGGTGTTGCTTTACCTACCAGCCAAAGTGGCAATTTGTCACCCTCAAAAAACTCACCTTTTGCCAACTTGTGGCTGTCGTGAGTTACAATCCATTTCTGGGCCATAAATACTCCAGTAAGAGGGGCCAAAGCCCCATCAGTTATGCTTTAGTGAGTTGAACGTAACCAGCCTGGCCGTTAGCGTCATGCTTGAACTGCGGAGCCGCAGCAGCCAGCACAGTGAAGACATAATCGTCTTCAGGGTTTTGGCGGGCTTTTGGTCGCATGGTCATCGGCATGCCGTTGAGGATCTGAACCACATCGGTGCGTTTAACAACGCCAAGCAGCTCGTTGACTGGCACTTTTGAACCAGGAACCAAAGCCGCCACACCAGGGATTTCCATAAGACGGGACAGAATGGTCTTAGGATAGTTTGCCGCATAGTCGTTCACTGAGGCATAGAACCAGTCTTTGTAGTTCAGGTAGATAGTTACTGGCGCATAGAAGTTTTTATTGTGGAGCAAGTTAATCAGATCGGAGATCGCCTCAACCCACTGTGCTCCGGTTGCTCCATTCAGGTCTAAAGCATGCGTACCGGTACTACGATTTGGCGCAGTGCGAAGGCCGTAAATAGTAGAACCGCCGACGTTGATGGCTGGGTCGCCGTTAAGAACCATGTCTTCCAGCTTCTCTGCTACTTTGCGCTGATGGTTCGAAATGGCGTCACTATCCAGTGAGTAGCCCTCGGTCTGAGCTGCCAGCATTTGCCGCCAACCGAAAACCAGCTCACTGTCAATGATTGGCAGTGGTGTTCCTTCATACGCCATTACCGGCTGATCACCCTTCGCTTTACCGCGACCATCCAGGCTAATGTTTACATCACCAGAATCGGACAACGTCATGAAATAATGAACAATTTTACCCAAGGCCATTGGGCGAGAAACGCTTGCCGCCAGGTCGTTAAATACCGCCAGCACATCACGCTGCACGGTAATTGCCGAGCGATCCCACTCACCCCATACATCTTTAGGCAGCACAGAGGCATTACCTACCAGGTCATCATATGCAATGAATTGACCGTTGGCGTCGTTAACAGAAAAACCATGCTGCACTGCCATGTTTCGCTGCATCAGATCCCAGCGGCGACGCGCATTAATAATCAGCGCCTGCTGTTGCTTGGTAAACTTTAACATTCGTTTTTTCCTTATGCCTTGGCGTATGGAGTGGAAAGGATCGCCACGTCAGCGAAACCTTCCGCCGCCAGAGTGCGCCCTGCTTTTTCGTCGAAAGTTGCGATGACCTGATCACCTGTGGCGGCCGCTTTGAAAATGCCGCTTGCGCCAATGGTAAGTTCCTGCCCAACGGTATAAGTCGCTGCAGCCAGGCGGACGTAATACTCCTGCTCACCTTCAACGCGATAAGCTACGCCGGTTTCATTTACCGCATACGCGGTATTGATGTCCTGGCCGATAAAGCGGCGATTGCCGAGAATGAACCAGCGACCAGTAGTATCCGTTGCTACAGCCAGTTTCCCAGAAGCGACTTTCACCGCTACGCCAGGGTTAAGAGCAGCAGCAACCTGAATGTTCAACGTTTCCGGCTCACGTTCTACTGGGCCGCGATAAATGACGTTCGCCATTATTTATTCTCCTGTTCCATGCCTGCGTTCAGGTCATAATCCTTCCACTGATCATTTTCAGCGTTGGGCTGATACTGGAAGCCTGGATTCAAGCCCTCAGTGGTTTGGCATTGCGCGTAGAAGCTATCCAGGGCGTTACCCTGCAGATCGTTAACAGCAGCATCGTCCAGTTTGAATTTCGCTTTCACTGCGTCGCGCTTGGTTTTCAAATCTTTGTCTGCATTTGCGGACATCTGCTGCTTGAGGGATGTCAATTCAGCAGTTAATGGGCTGATTGCCGCATTTACCGCAGCAGTAATGGCTTCGGCATTATTGGCTGGAAGGGTTGTCGCAGGTAGGTTCTGGTTGTAGGCATCAAAGACTTGATCGTCGGTCAGCCCCTCGGTTTTAACGCCTTTCGCATTCAGCGCGGCGATCATCTTTTCTTTAAACATCGGGTTTCTTTCTCCGTTGGTTTTAACTTCGTCGTATTCGACTTTTTTCACTACTTCGATGGGTTCGCCAACCAGTTGGGCTGTTTGCGATTCGTCGATCAGGTAGGACTGCTTGTATTTCTTGCCCTGGTCTTCATAGATGAAGTAGGACGGGTAAATGGAGTCGATCCAGCGGCGCAGTCCCATATCGCGATTGCCGTTAAGCGTGTCGCTGATACGTTGGTAAATTTCATCAAAAGAAAGCTGAGAGTTTGGGCTTAAGAAGAATTTGGTTTTATTCAGCAAACCTTCTTTGGTCAGGTCTGATGCATCGCTCAGATTCACCTCTTCAATGTCGATTTTGTCGCCAGAAGAGTTAACGAAAATGCCCACACCCTCACTTGGAGTTCCCGCACCTGGCTCATCCAACAAAATAGCCGTGTGGTCAAACGCAAGGTTGCGGGCAATCCATGAATGTCGTTTGCCTTTTGATTTGCCGCTATTCTGCTCTCGTTGCAGCAGGAGCCCGGTTGACACATGGATAGGTTCAACGTCATCGCCATTTACCATTGCGTCGAGCCGATCAATCAGGCGCTTACCCTTCTCTGTTGCGCCTGCGTACCGCTTATTGATGTACATATCCATGACGACACGATCGCCGTCTTTACGGACATTTTCTTGCCATGCACCGATGTGATACTGGTTAACTGCTCTTGGGTTCTCAGCTGAAACGTACTCACTGCCGATTTTTGGGTGCCCTGCGGGCATTTTCTTCCCTTCGAGCGTTTGATAGCTTTTGTTAATCTCCGTCGCCGGGTATAGGCCGCCATTCATCACGATGTCATCAACGATCGGCACAACGCCGCGAATAACGTAATGTTCTTCACCGTCGATAGTTTCAGTTGAGATATTTGAGGCGTTAATGGCGAGGGATTTAACGTGGATGCTGGATAGCTTCACGTCTATTCCTCTTTGAACGTTTAGTTGACTAATTGATTTAGCTGAGTAACTTCAGCATTTCTTTATTCACAAAACATAAGGAAATTAAATGGCTAACTATAAAGTCCTGTACAAATTGAATGGAAAAGAAAGTGATCTCATTATTCAGAGAGCCGCCCAGCCCGCCAACAACGATCTCTCAGTCTTTAAAGAAGTCATTAAGCATGTTCTCGAATATCAGTCTCAGGAAATTGACTCTGATGAATTGGTTTTGAGGATTCTTTACGTCACAGCTGACGTGTAGTAAAAATGGCCGTTCACGCGGCCTCTTTTGTTTGCCAAGCTTCGCGCTCTTTCGCCAAACGCTCTGCCAGTCCTATGTTTACCACGTTGTCTTTCTCATCCACAACGGTTGGGATCTGGCTGCAGTAGCAGTTAAAACGGTTACCGTCTTTCGAATACCACTCACGCACCTCTTCAACCGTGTAAAGCTTCCCATGCCGTGACGCATGCCAGGTTCGCGTTGTGGGCTTCAGTGCGGATAGATGCAGTAGTTTGGTGCGTATCCCTAGCCTGTCCTGCGCCCACGTTGTTTCGTTCCACTGAGCTTCGCGTAAAGCCCCTACCTGCTCCGTTTGGGCAATCGTTTTGGCTTTGGACATCGACACATCTAAACGCTTACTGATGACCTTCATGGTTTCACGTGGATTTACACCGCGCCCTACCGCATCAGCAACTATGTTAGCCAAGTCGGTGCGTGCTGCATCGCTAATCCCCTTCCAGTCGCTATACGTGGAGACGTACGCTGCAGCAACCTGATTCTGATACGCAGGTGATGATAGAAGTGCACCAAGCGTGGTTTGCGAGGCATAGACCGGAGACTGAACGGACAGGTTGGTATATGCCCCCAGAGTGCCGCGCTCATACTCTGCTGCAATGTACTGAAGCGCCCATATATCTTGCCCATTACCTGCCAACAGATAGTCATCAAGAATCGTCTGTATCACCTCCAGAAGGTCAGCTAACTGCTGAGCGCTCATGTCATAGACAAACGTTCCTGCATTGACCTGGTAAAGCGTAGCGGGCTGGTCAACATCGTTATTAAATAACAGGTGCCACGGATGGTTGTTCTCTTGAGTTTCTCGCCCCACCAGCACCCGATCAAGCAACTCTCTTAGTCGAAGCTTAATCTGGTAATAGCGTTCCTCAATATCCCGAGCCATCTTGTTGACTGCGCGATAGGACATTGTCGGATCGGCTTTATTGCGGGGTATGATGGGGCTTTTATGTTTCTTCGCCATCAGTGAGAGGGTCAGGTCGATTTTGTTTGTTGCCATCATCTCCACCTGAGTCAAATCCAGGAATAGCTTGCATTTCGCCAGCCGCCCTAACCTCGTTCTCCGTTACAGCCGAACGCCCAAATGCATTCTGTGTTTTAACCGCTACATCAGCCTTTTTGTCCATGTTGGCAATTTTTTCAGCCTCACTCGGAGCAAGTAAATCAGACCACTCCACGGTTATTTCATCAGAGACAGGTGGGTCTATAACGCCGATAGTCCAGAAGCGAGTAACAATTTCAGTGATTGTGTCTGCCAGAAAGCCATTTCGTCTGGTCATCCTTGTGCGGGCCCAGTCCTTATTGTCTTCTGTAGATGAACGCTCCCCGGTAATTTGCCCAATCAGCACCTTTACGGGGATCGGCACGGTAGAACAGAATGCGCTGAGCGCTGTTCTCCACGTTGGCTCAGGGTCTGAAGCAGTTACAGATAGCACCTCAGCAGTACCAGCTTGCATGAAGCTGGCAGCATCAGTGTTATTGTTTAAACGCTTCGCCTGCTCATCAAGAGCATCTGCAAGCTGGTTTTCAGGTACGCCTAGCGCTTTAGCTAGTGCCGAAAAATTGGTTTTTTCGCTAAAGTTGTAATTCAACTGCCGACTGGCATTCTTCAGGAAACCTTCTGATGAGCCACCGCTTACTTTCTCGATGTCCAACAGATTGTTAAAACCAGATTCAAGCAACGATGTCCCAGAGCCGAGATTCTCATCGTCTGCACCTTCAGCCAGGATGATCACACGATCAGGATGGACGTTGATTATCCGCCCTGGCTTGGCGTCACGTTGCCCATGCACTGGTAATTCGATAAACGAGTACATCGTAGGCTGGCCGAAGTTTTCACTCTGTTCATCAACTTCCCATGCTATCGGCTCGATCTGGGCTTCCCATGCAGGAATTAACCGAACCAGCGCTCTTTCCTTCAGTAGTTTCACGGCACCCGTATTTACTGGCTCATCCCACCGACCAGCGCCTTTAAGCTGTATCAGTAAAGCGGAGTAGCGACCTACCAAGTTTCGCCTGTCTGCGCCGCGAATCTGTTTCCAGCAGCGTTTAAGCAGTTTAGCTATGCGCTTGTCCCATTCTGTTTGCTTAGTGGCATCCTTGGTTTTATCTCCTTCATAAACCTCTGGGAAGTCCTCCCAGCAGTCGAGCATGCGTTTTACTGCTGCACCCGCGATAGCATTGCGCTTATATGCCCTGTAGAAGTCGTCGAAACACAATTCCACTGGATAACCAAACTCTTGATAAAGCCTTTCGCGCTTGGTGTTACTGGTGCCACTGAGAAGCAAGGAAAGGTTCCCAGCTCTATCTTTATACTTACTGTTAGCGGCACGCTGTTCTGTTTTCATTTGGCTTTCGTTCACGGTTTCCTCCGTCAGCGCGAGCGCACCAACATGCCAATGGATTGTGGGTCTGATAATTCGGTAAGGGCGTAAACAGCTGCATCGAGTCGGTCAGGTGATTTTTTCGCAGTCGCTGGCACATATTCCATGAACTGATTTTCAACCTGATACAGGTTCCCTCTATGAGCTACGCGCCCCTGTGCATAAAGAGCAGAAATTGGCTCTGCTCGGGCGTATTTCCCTTTTTTGGCATGTACCCGGATGATGCGATCTTTAAACCCGGCGTTACGCAGAGTTTCCTCTGCCATATCACCGCCCTGGTTTGTTTCGATCACAATGGCGTCAGCCTCATGCAGGTGATACGCCTCAATGGCTCGAGTCGCCCAACCGTTTGGAGAATATTTACCGCTGTAATCAGCATCCAAGCTGTATTGCCGTTCGTCGCCACTTCCATAACAGCTAGCGACTGCAATTCCTGATTCATCGCTTTCTTCGCTGTTTGTTGCCTGTGGGTCTATCGCAACTACAGTTCGAGAAATCTCATGGGTTACACGCATTTCATGGGCGGCGTTTATCATCGCCTCATCCCATAGCGCACCCTCAGCATTAAATCGCTTCGGATTCTGCATGTATTGCGCTTCGGCTGTCCGCCGATGTGAAAACAGGGAAACCCGGTGCGATTCGTTATGTTTGAACGGCCACAGCCAGCCATCAGGTAGCCCATGGTTAATCGGAATGGCGTGGGTGTTTTCTGGGTAAACTTCAGCGTAGCTCTTGCTGTTATCGGTGATTACGGGAAGGTTGAGATGATGCCACTCCTCACCACTTCCGCCGCGCAGCAAGTATCCGGTTAGATCGTTATAATGGATGCGTTGCATAATCACGATCATTGGCGTTGTTTCGATAGCCAGTCGTGACTTAATTGTCTCGTTAAAGCGGTTATTTACTCCGCCACGTATAATGTCGCTGTACGCGTCGTCAGGCTTTACAGGGTCATCAATAATCAACGCGCCCTGAAATCCCGGTTCCATATGCCCTGCTCGAAAACCGGTAACCTGTCCCGCAGCTGATGAGGCATACACCCCACCGCCGAACTCGTTCCACCACATCGCCTTGCTATCTGCATCATCACGCAACTCCATAGGCCACATAGCCTGATAGAGCTTCGATTTGATCATGCCACGCGTGGTTGAGGAGTTAAGCAATGCAAGGTTGTGCGAATAAGACAGATGCATGAAGCGCGCGCGCTTATTCAGCGCCAGCCCTCTAGCCATCATATTGATGGTCGCCATTTCTGTCTTAGTGTAACCAGGTGGAACATTAATTATCAGGCGCGTAATTTCGCCACTCACCACTCGGTCTAATGTGTCCTGTATTACTTGGTGATGTGGTGCGACAATCATCTTGCCGCCAGTGCGCTGCTTGAAAAAATAGCGGGTGAAATACAGCCCGTCTTCTTCACATTCTATTTTGCGGGCTTGGTTCCGCTGCTCAACAGTCGTCATCCTCCAGCATCTCCTGTCGAGCCTGCTTATACTCATCTCGTGTCATGTTTGATGACTCGATCGGGCCGCCGTCTTTACCGGTATGCTCAAACTTCTGCTTGTTCGTGTAAGCGTCACCGCATTCTTTTGCTGCCTGCTCAACAATCTGAGCGGCTAACGCGTAGTTTTTCATTGATTCAGTGCGGGTCGCCATACGATCAAGAACTCGCAGCCGATAGGCTTTGTTAGCGATCGGAATATCAGAAATTTCAGTCTGAAACCTTTCTCGAGTGACGTGAAAAAGCTCTACCCATTTCTTCGCAAGCGCCTTTCCGCTGACCTTCGTCGGGTCATGAGACTCAACCTGCTGACGGGTAATTTTTAGCCCAAATTCTTTTTGGACGGACTCAACTACCAGGGAGGGGGTATCAAAACACGCAAGCGACTGAATGATGAAGGCTTTTACGTCTGGTTTTAATGCAGCCATATTTCACCATCCGTCCAATACAGTCCAATATTTACGCCAGCCGCAACATGCAGTTACCGCATGCCCTGGCAATGTTTAGCTGTGCCACCTCCGCAGGCTTGTTAGCCGCATCAACCATTTCCTGAACTTCAACGCTTGCGCCATACCGGCGAACCACACCAACAAACTCTTCAACATCGTGGCCGCGCAGCTTCAGCACCGGCTGGCCTTCTTTGTTGAATTTCGGCGCTCCGAATTCGTCGGTAGCCTGGGCAATGTGGCTCAACCAAAGCGCAGAACTCCAGATCGGAGCACTGCGAGCAGTAATCAGCCGCCAGCGTGATAATGAACTTCGGCACCTCGCCAAACCATTCATGCATCTGCTGTTCCATTCTGGCCTTCTGCCAACCACCTGCACGCATAGCAACCTCTTCGGCCTGCCCTAGCACGTACCGACCTTTCTTCTCAAATGCAGATGACGCCCACATAAACTGGATATCAGTATCTATCAGGTGTGCGTGGTCAGGGTTGTGCAGGCTCCCTGTGTCATTCAGGATTTGGCTTATAAGCCACTCTTTAACTTCGTTGGCTGGAATAAGGCCGATGTATGGCATTAGTTGGTGTGACTCAATGAACTGCAGGGGTGGGTATGGTCGCCTATCATGGCTTTCTTCCTGAGTTGGTTTTGCCATGAATTGCTCCCATTAAAAAACCGCCCGTAGGCGGTTAGTAGAAATTGGCTTTCACTTGAATCTCACAAGATCATCAGCAGGTTAACCCGAAGCCACGGCAGCCAAATTTGCTTTTTAAATCCACAAAGCGTTCCATAAAATATTTAGACATAGATGCCCCCTTATTGACGAGATAGTGTGCAATGAAACCAATTCCTTCAGCCATGGCGAAATTAAACAGAAATGCAGAGTAGCCATCTACCGCACCCATAACAACGTAAGTAAGTACCATTCTCACAAGGCAACCGCCGCTTATTTCTGCACTATTTATACATCATTGATAAAAGTGTGGGAATCGGAAATTTTCATTGAGGAAAATTATGCTGGCACTCAGTGAATGCCTTTTGCAGAATTTTGTAAATTCAACTTTCATGCACCTTCCCGCACCTAGCGCACTTTGAGCTCGGCCTTGGAAGTGCGAAATCGCTGGATTGAACCCATTCATCTTCCCACTCATGCAGGCCAATGAAACAGGTTCGTCCAAACAGAATTACCAGCGGAGGTGCTGCGAACCAGCTAAACGCTATGCACATCAAAATGAAATCAAGTACCGTCATTTCCGCCTTTCCCCATCAAGCCGCCGTATCTCCAGCAGTTGGTTGTTCGCCTTGTCGAGCGCCGCCAGCAGCGGATCAATCCACAATACCGCCTGACAATATGTCAGCGTGCCGGAGGCAGTGGTGCCAGTACCGGTTGAGTCAGCGTCGCCGGTATCGGCTGACACTGCGCGGGAACGTAAACGGTGCGTGTAGTCGAGCAACCCACCAGCAATAGCGGCAGGCACAACCAGATCGCATGTAGGCTGATTTTTGAGGATTGTCCGGTATTCAATTTCTTTCCCCTGGGTGGCCGCGTCGGTATTAATGCCGTACTGGCTTGCAGCGGTGCTGATTGCGTTGGCGCGTTGGAACTGAAATGCCTGGGTAGCAATGGTGGTCGCCTGCAGGCTGTTATCGCTTTGAAGCTGTTCAACCTTCCCACCAGCCTCTACAGCATTTGCGTGGAAGTAAAATGCCAGCCTACCAGCAACAATCAGAGCCACGACCAGCAGCCCGAGCACCATCGTCCGCAAGCTGAATAAGGTATTCATGATAAAAACGTCTCGCGCTCCGCTGCACGGCGTCTTACCAGCCCAGGCATTACCTTGCCTTTGCCGAATTTCCACCGAGGGAACTGATCAGCTGCCCCCAGCACATCACCGGCATTGAATTTTTTCACCAGGGTAGAACCGACAAACTCAGGGCCACCAATGTTGAACGCCAGCGATACCATCGCGTCGAACTGGTTCTGCGTCATTGGGCGCTTGATGGCACTGTTTACCGTCAGTTCAAACACGGACAGATCATCAGAGAGAAATTGCTCTGCCTGTTCCTGTGTGATGCGATCGCCAGGCTTAACCCCCTTAGTATGCCCCCAGCCAATCGTCCACGGCTTGCCGCCAGTAGCAGGATCCGGATAAGCCACCAGGCGAAGAGATTCAAACCCCTTGATGAAGTCACGTCCTTTGTTGCTAATCTGCATTTGCTTCCCCTGATGCTTTATTAAGGAAACGACGCTCAAGCGCCTTGATCAGCGATGCGCCAGACCAACCAGCCATACCGCACACGCCACCCATAATCTCCGATGGCCATTCGTAATGAAGAGCTATCATGACCATTGTCAGGCCTGCAAAAATGGATACGAACAGCTGTAAGAATAAAGTCCGCCAGCTGAAGGCCTCGCCGTTCAGCACCTTAAAGGAGTAACTGGCAATTGCACCCAGCAGGGTCATACCAAACGCAATCAGCATTGATAAGATGTTGGGTTCGTTCTTCCAGGGCATTTTCATAACCTCCCCCTTCCGGGGATCTTTCCCGGTTCCGGGTTATGGATAGGGTTCAGCCACCAGCCGTAAACGAGTCGGCGATATGGGGTGTGCCAAGTGTGTGTCGAATGTTGGCTGGGGCTGAAATGCAAAAAGACCACGCAAAAGCGTAGCCTCGAATAGGTGCCAGATACGATCTGGCTGAATCTACCTGCATCTGATACTGTTAAATCGCCAAAAGTAACAATCCAGATAAGGGATAATTAAAATGAATTCTTATTCAGATTTATGGCAAATGATAAAGCTAAGGATCTGCCAAAACAGCTCCATTCCAGAGTCAGCTACTTACGGTTCAAACAATTACGTTGGAACCAGAGTAAAACTCAGAACCTTGCAGATATTCACTTTAGAATGCGTTCTGCATCAATACCGACAGATGCATGCCACTAGTTTTAACCCCATGGAAGGGGAGAAAGCTCTTCATCATCTAATTTTCGATAAAACTAAATGGTTGCCCAATGTCATTAGAGCGCTAGATTTTAATGATGCCCTGTTCGTCATCAAAGATGAGATGAAGTTAAGCAAACTCCCTGATGATGCCAAGGATTTTATAGATAAACTTAACCTGTCTGAATACGCCCATCCTATTGATGATTTTCCAGTAACGGATTGGGACCCGAAGGAAAACGCTGTATTCCTTCGATGCCATTCTTAGTTAATAACTCAATTTCACCTTCAATTTCCTCAAGCCGTGACAATAGCGCGGCTTTTTCTTTCACCACCCGATTGTAATGGCTTAGGTGTAATTTTTGCTGTCCCAACCAATGCTCAAGCTCTTCGGGTGACATGCCTGGATTGAAAAAGTATGGTTCGTTCTTGTCCATAGATTAGCCTCTTACAATGAAGAAAGGCCGCTCAATGGCAGCCTGTAGTAGTTCGATCCAATCCGGCCAGCTATGCGGGTTGTTCGGCATTTTCATGTCCTCCCCCTGCCGGGGATGTCCCAATTGTCGGGTAATGAATAGTCCCCTATGTCAGGGGGGAGCGTTTGTTATATAATTTGGGTATTACACACAAAATGGCGTTCAGGTATGAATAACCCTATAGATACAATCATTGAGGATGTTCAGGCTGTAAAAGACGGTGGAACGGAGTTTATCGACACAGAGAAGCTACTAGGCTACCTGAAAGATTTAAAGGACAACGAAACACAATCCCACGAAGAAAATCTTGAGAGATTGAAGGCAACAAACCAATTTCATATAGAGCGATTGAAGTTAATAGCCAATGCTAATTTGGAGAGTTTTCGTAGCGTTATCGCAACTGGAGCCAATGCGTCAAAATCCTGCATGCTCGTCAATGGCGGTGCTGCAGTTGCATTACTCGCATTCGTCGGTAATATCTGGAATAAAAATCCGAATGCAGGGGCAGTCGCTGAGCTTGCTTATGGGATTCTATTTTTTTGCTCGGGAGTTGGGCTTGCTGCACTTTGTACTGGAATTACCTATATTGCACAATATTGCTATGCATCCGCTGATAGTGACAGCGATAGCAAATGGGATATTGCTGGGAACATATTCAACATTTTAGCTGTATTAGCTGGGCTTGCTTCTTTGATACTCTTTGGTTATGGGTGCTACAGCGCCTTTGAAGCGATAACCTTGCAGAACATTAATTCATAAAAAAACCCGCACTCGGCGGGTTCTTGTCTTATCACGCACACACAAATGGCAGTGTATGTGAAAATACTGGCTCATTGGCTCATGAATGTCAACACGTTCACAGCATTTTTTTATTTTTTCGCTCCTGTTCGCGTGAGATAAACGCATCTTGTAGAGGTTGATACAACAGATATTCTGCAGCAGCCAATATTTCACTGACTTCACGGCGGCAAGTTGTATGCGATGGCCGACGGAATCCAGGTTGCCCATTGCGTCTAACCATAGCGCGAGGTTTTGCGACTGCGTGATAGTAAGTGGCAATTGCACGGTCAGAAGAGCCATGAACATAACGACTGAGCAGCAGACTGAATGCCCTTCGGTCGATAGCGTAGAGCTGATCAACAACTCGGGTTATCAACATGCCATCATCATCGTTGCAGATCGGGCGCTCTGGATAGTGCCGAGGTTCAACGGTGGCCATATACTCGGCGATGATACTGCTCTGCCGACGTTCCATGCGTCCGGTGTATACCCAGGCCCCCCAGCGCTCAAGCCAAGGCTGCAACCATTCTTCCTGTTCTTTATTCAGTTTCAGTCCGTCGGTATTCATAGCTTCCCCTCCCTGCGCAAAATAGCCTGGGTACGGAAAACGCCTTCAGCGTGGAAAAGTCGAAGTTCCTCACGGCTGTATTCTGTTTTGGTTCTACCGTCGCAAGCATCGTGGCACGCGCTACATCCCCAAGCTGCCTGCACATCATCGGACTTGATTCCTGTACCACAAGTGCCCGCCATGCGGTAATGGGTCAATACAGTCGTTTCTGGGTTGAAGTTGCAGAAGCCGGGGATCCGGATTTGGCAATCACGTCCGCGTGCCTCTTTACGCAATTTGCTCATGAGGTGTACCCCATAAGCTGGGCAGCTGCATTTTCTGCAGATTGTTGATCAGGGAAAGTGCGGAACAGGATGTAATTCCAAAGCACATCGAGGACTGATTTGTAAAACTCGCCAAACTCGATATCGTCCATTTTCGCGAACGAGATCGATTTGGATTCTCTACGAGTGGTGCCGTCTGGCATGAGGTATTCGGTATAGAAGCCGGCCTGTATAGTTACCCAAGCGCGAAACGCTTCGAATGATTTTGCAGCGCTGATATTTCCGGCGCGCTTCTCAGCGACATCCGCCAGATATTCATCGGCAGCTGCCTGCAATGCTTCTTCACCACCAGCGTAATACGCGAGGAATTTGACGTAGCCATTCACCAGTGCTTTATCTGCCGGTGATATGGCACCGCCGATCGGCTGCCAGTAGTCGAAGCCAAGATTAAGCAGCGAAAACAGCTTGCGGTGAAATACCGGATTACGGGCCTGTTTGAAGTCGGCATATAGAACAGAGCCGAGCTTTTTGGAACGCAGAAAATCCCTGGCATCCCTTGTCGCGGGTACCAGCAGATCACCTGCCGTTTTGATGTAAGAATACTGCGCCATTGGGTTCTCTCCGGTGGCGCAGCAGTTGCTCAGAATTTGAATGGGCTAGGTGTTCAGTCCAGCCCATTAATTATAGCGCGTTTCCATCAGGTCTTACAATCGAATAACCGGCAGATTTTGCTAAATCAATCAACGCGTTAAATGATGCTATGTGCTCGTCTCCCTTAACGATACGAGTGCTAGTTATGATGCCATTATCGCAGGTAAATACCACTCGTCCGGTGTTGGGCAATGCTTTAACCAAATCTTCAATATCAATCAATTAGCCATCTCTTTATTGTGTACTGCAGGCTTATTAAGCCAAGCAACTGTACAAATAAACAGTTATTGCCGTTGTGTTATAAACCAAACAAAAAACTCCAAAATTCGCGACTGCCAATTAATCACGTGGGGTAAGTTCACTCTTGTTGCCCGAATTTCATATACTTAAGAATAGCCGTTCCGACATCGGGATCTCTCATCAAGGCCGCAAGGCCCTGCTCTAAAGCACCCTTGTCCTCACAATACAATTCGTTAGAGCCAATTTTTATTACGCAAGGATAACCGTTTTTATCCATTTCCCACTTTGCAACTTCAATAGCGCTCAGTTTATGCTCAGAGTTATTATGCGATATGCCAAGACCGGGATAGGTTTCCCTTGCTTGCCCTAACACGCTTGCTGCAAGGCTGTGGTACGCCGTTGGACTTTCTTTATAAAACTTGGTTCTAACCAAAGAAACCCTCCCACCAGTTGCTACAGACAACTGGTTGTTTAGTTCTTTGAAAACATCATTAATTTCAGCTTTATTGACTTCTGCTTGCCTAGCTGCATTCAACCCATCATTGATTGAACCCATAAAATCAGCCATTCTTAAACCCTCTCAATAACAGCCATTACAGGCATATGGTCAAAAGAAGTATCACTATTTATAATATATTCAACATAACCTGGCATATCAATTACTTTAATTCCACTTTCTTTGAGATACCAATTTGTATGTCCTAAAAAAGCAGATGAAATCAAAATTTGATCAAACGTTCTCCATCTATTTTTATTATCATTCTTGTAATAATAAGTCCCTCCATGACCAGGGGTATTGCAATCATGACTGTAGACTCCATTCACACACATATGTCGCCAAAAAGGATTATAGAAAAGATATCTCTTTTTAGCTGCCAAGAAACGATCCCTTGTTGCCATTAGCTGCTCAGATATTGATTTATCAAATGGCTCATCATTAAAGTCACCAAGAACAATTACGTTGGCCAAACACTGATCAATACTTAATTTATCTATAGCATCTCGCAACCTGACACCAAGGTAATGCCTATCAGCTCCATTCTCATCACACCATAGTCTACTTGGCCAATGGCTTAAAAAAACATGAAGAATAGTATTATCTGTTAAATTTAGAAAATCTATCTGCTGGGCAACCTTTAGGTTACTGCTACCCTTCATGGAACTTATTTCTTTACCATTCAACAATTTCAATTTGAATTTATTGAATATTACACAAGTATCAAAAGATGTCCTTCCTAGCGGACGAACGCCATTGTATATTTCATAACCTAGGGATTCACAAACCCCCTTAATTAACTCAATGTCATTATTAGAGATTTCACCTAAGCAAACACAGTCAGCTTTAAGATCTGTTAAAAATGCCCCAATCATAGAGAATGCAATATTTTTTTCTAAATCACTCGACCTATCACGTTTAGTGACTGGCGATAAACTAGTGTTCCACCAGACAAAAGAAATCTCTTTATTATAGGAGGCTACGTCATCCATTATATGAGTGTCTCTTTGATATTTAGCTCAAATCGTACAACAAAATGGCAGCTCGCACATAGCATTAACATCAGTTTCAACTCTAAATTTTTTCGGAACTCGGACTGATCCAAAGGCATTCAGTTCTAACTTTCGTACCTCTCCCCGCGCTAATTCGCGCGCCTTTTATCTCTTTTCGCCACCCGGAAAGCATGTCGTTGTAGAGATTGCTGTCGTATCCGGAAATGAGGGCCATCCCCTTGACCTTTAAAATCACCTCCAACAAGGCGATATGGTCTGCTTCGTCCATTTCAAACCGATAGTAGCGATTGCGCTGAACCCTAGTTTCCGGCATGTATGGGGGGTCAATAAAGAACGCTGTTTTTTCTGAGTCGTGAGCCTTTATCACATCAACGGCCGCCCGGTTTTCGATAATTACCCCGCTAAATCGCCGCCCCACGGCAGCTAAGTTATCTGGGTAGCTTGCCCACAGATGGGATGCCGTCGCGTATAGCCGCTTACTGTCACTGCGGAAACCAGATTGCCCGCCGACTGCTGCGGCAGAACCGAATCCCATGCAAGCACGAACAACCATCCGCCGAGCCTGCTCGATCGGGTTTTCTGTGGGCTCATAAGCAGCATCGAACTCTTCACGGCTGTAAGGTGTCAGGGCGCACAGCACGCGCAATCTGGCGTTATCTATCGGATTGCGGAGGATCTTGAATAAGTTCACCACTTCACCATCAAGATCGTTATACACCTCTGAATAACTGCGTTTTTTTCTAAGCAGTACACCTGCAGCCCCCCCGAATGGCTCTACATAGCAGGTGTGCTCTGGCAGGTGCTCAATAATCCACGGTGCCAATCGGAATTTGGCGCCGTGATAGCGCAATGCCGGCGTTTTTATTTCCGTCATGCCAGCACCGCCAAAGCGACAGCCGCCGCAACTGCTACCCAGAAAATTACGAGCGACCAGAACACCGCCGCCCACGGATTACACACCACCCAACACTTAAATTTTGTCATTGTCCCTTCCCCTCTCTGCGTTCGCGCCAGTAGTTCAGACGCGCCTTGAAATGTTCCCGGTACCGCTCCGGTGCCTCTTCAATCGCCACCAGCACCTTTGTGCGGGTGATCTTCCGTGCGTACAGGTCACGGATCAGGCCGCTGGCGCGCAGGTCGTACTGCTCTAAGTCACGGCATTCCTGCGGCCACTGGCCTCGATTGAATGGCAGGCCGGGCGGAAGATAATCCGATTGCCCAGCCATCGTTTATGCCCTCGATTCGGCAGCCAAACGGCGCATGACGTCTTTTTCTGACGGAAGTGGTGTGTGAGTACCCTTTGCTGTATCTCGCGGCGTACAGCCGTTAGAGGCTTAAGGATGTGCACTACCCGATCGAGAGGCATGCGGAGCATCAGGGCGATGCTTTCAGGGGTGCGCCCAAGGCGCTGCAGCTCGTAGACGCCAGTCATTACCCGGCGGCCATAACTGATACGGTCACCGATTTTGACGATTGGCCCCATTTCGCAGACTGGTTTTGCAACACGTTGGGGTTTAGGTGGCGGGCAGAACGGAGCGCGACAGCGTGCGCGAGCCGCCTGGTTGATTCTGTCCATGATGGCCGGGCCGTAATCACAGCCGTCATCCATCACAAAACTCTTATCGCGGATCATTTCGTTGATATGGGTCATTGGTCTTTCCTCGTTTGTTCGTTCAAGCGCTGGTCAGGCGCTGGTTAAAACGGTTTGGTCGCATAACGTCGTTCTTTCGGTTTTGGTTGTTGTGCCTCCTGTTGCATACGACTGGATTCCTGTGCCACCACCTGATCGACAGCGATAAAGTGGCCGTTTTTAAATTCCTGGTAAATCGTGCCGCCCGGCCCGAACCGGTTTTTACCTACGATGATTTCCGCAAAGCGTGCGGCTGGCCCGTTCGGGTTATAAACACCATCGCGGTACAGCAAAACGATGCTGTCGGCGTCCTGCTCAACTTTCCCTGATTCACTCAGGTCGGACATCGTTGGGCGTCTGGCTGTTACCGGACGGTCATCAACTTTCCGAGATAACTGGCTCAATGCCAACACCGGCGTTTTGCTGCGCATGGCCATGGTTTTCAAGCTGCGGGAAATGTGCCCCATGGCCAGGTCATTACGCTCTGCCTTTGGCTTGGCAATCAGGCCAAGGTAATCGACCATCACCACGCTCAGGTGCGGGTACCGGCGCTTATGGGTTTCTGTGATGGCGCGGATCTGGTCAACGGTCAGGTCGGTAGCGTCAACAATCCAAATGTCGCGGTTGTTCAGCACCTCGAGCGCCGAGTGGATACGTCCCCAATCTTCATCGCACAGTGATTCAGGTTTGCGAAGCTTCGACACGGACAGGTTTCCGGCACCCGCGACTGAACGCTCAACCATCTGCAATGCAGCCATTTCCATGCTGAAAATCAGCGCCCCGCCCCCGCTACGCGTTGCCCCTTCGATAACTTTCAGAGCAAACTCGGTTTTCCCCATGCCTGGACGACCGGCAACCACGATTAAATCCTGTGGGTTCCAACCGCCGGTAATCGCGTCCAGCTCCTCAATGCCGCTGTACAGGTTGCGCATTTCGGCATCGCCCTTCATGCGGCGATCCATTAAATCCATGTAGCCGCCCAGCAGCTCGCCAAGATGCACCGGCACCACCCCGCCCGTGTCTGCGGTCATTTCGATCAGCTTGGTTACTGACGCCTGGATCACAGTGTCGCGTTGCTCTTGGTTTCTGGCGCTGCGGATACCGTCGGCACCTTCCTGCAGCAATGCGGCCATCTGGCGGCTGCGCCATCCCTTGGTGGCCAGACTCGCAAAGCCTTTCAAGTTAGCCAGCGTGCCGGGCATGCGGCTGATTTCCACCAGTGACGCCAGGCTATCGCCGCCGAGCGATTCACCGATCAGCACTACGTCGATCACACCGTGCGTCAGTGCCTGTTTTTTGATTTCTTTGTAGGTTTCACGGTGAAAACGGATGCTGAATGCCTCTTCCGGCATGGTGGCGATCACGTCAAGCGCGTCAGGGGTGGCACCGCCGACCAGCAGACCGCTCAACACAGTGGCTTCCATCTCCTGCGGGGTCATAGCGCCTCCTCTCGGGTTTTCACCAGCACATCAGAGCGAAGCAGGTAATCGAACCCAGCGCGCCAGCTGCGATTGTTGTCGCCAAAGTAAAACGGCCCTGCAGCATCACCGAAGGTTTCGAAATAGGCCTTCACCGCGTCGAGGGTTGGCTCATGCAGCTCGCCTAGCAGGCGCTTGATTTGGCGTTTGCGCTTCTCGTTCAGTTCCTGCACCTTCGGCAGACGGTCGCCGAGGATTTCGTTGTAGGCGTCAGCCACGTCCTGATAATTAACTTTTGGAAGCTTACCCGGCGCGTCAGCGTCGTCCCCCGTTTGGGGGTTAGGGGGTATTGGTTCAATGACTGGTTCTAAACTGACTGATTCTGGGTGCAGCTCCTGCACCCTCCCCCCTGCAGCAGATGCACCCATGGGTGCAGGATTTGCACCATAGGGTGCAGCATCTGCACCATAGCTATTCAGCACAAGGTGGTAGACGTTTGAACGATTTAGACCGTTCTCAGCTTTCCGTTCTTCGATGCGCACCAGGCCATCTTTGACCAATTGCTGAATGTGATTTTGGGCAGAGCGTTTGGATATTTCGCATTGTTCAGCGATGTACTGAACTGCTGGCCAGCACTCACCCTGATCGTTGGCGTTATCCGCCAGTTTCAACAACACCAATTTACGCAGTGGGTTGCCGACTTTCATTTTCATCGCCCGCACCATCAATTCCATGCTCATGATTAGATCCCCAGCCCATCGGCAAGCTGGCGGCACGCGTCCTGGTACTGCTCCGGCGATAGGTTTAATTGACGCAGTGCGGCCTTGCTCTGCTCGTATTGTTCCCAGACCGACAGCGCAGCTGCGCGCCGACCTTCAAAAATGGGTTCTATTTCTTCGCGGTGCACTGGCGCGCCATTCAGCATGTAGCCGTTCCGCCATGTGATGCGGTCGATTGAATTGAGCATTGGTCTTTCCTCGGTACAAAGTTTTACGCGGCGCTGGTCAGGCGCTGGGTTTCCTGCAAGGCGCTTAATGCGCCGGCTATTCGTTGTGGCGTGTCACAGGCACCAAGCAAAATTGCGATAATTGCCGCGGCAAATTCTCGAATGGCCACTGACAGCAAATATTGCGGCGTTGGGCCATCCAATCTTGCGCGCCGTTCTGCTGGCATTGCCGCGATCATCGCGTCGGCCAGTTCCTGCACCTTTGCCCGGGCAGCTTTAGAGTCGCTGCGCATGTGGCGAAAAATCGCCTGACGGTTGGTGTTAATCGCACGCCAATCAGCGGTACCGGCAGAATCTTCAATCGGGTAAAGCCGCACGCGGCCGCCGTCAGTTCCGAGCTGGAACCACGCGCGGCTGATCTCGATGGCCACATGTTCCTGACCACTCTCAGCCGCCCAGGCTGTAATTTCATTTTTCAGTTTTTCGATGTGTTCCACTTCGCGTCTCCTGTCGCTTCGAAAACCAATTTCACTTAATCAGATTTCGGTGGGGTTGGTTGTTAAGCTGCAGCCTGTTCCGGTAGACCATCCGTAGGTTTGGGATAGATATCTGGCCGCAAGTCGTGTGGGGTAACCTGGAATTTTGTTGCTACAGCCCAGATCAATACTGCTGGACCACCCAACAAGCATTCTCCAGCGGCCACACGGCTTACATAGCCTTGGGTTTTACCAACAAGCGCGGCGAATTCTTTCTGTTTCACGCCTGAATCCTTCAGAAAGGACATTAAATCCATGATCGGCTCCTAGTGTTTATGGCTTGCACAAATATTAGTTTTAATAATATCAATGTGTCAATAGTAATGCGATTGGTTGATAATTAATTTTGCGAATAACATTGGCTATATGAGAAAGAAAACCCTGCTTGACGCTGCTGAAATTGAGGCAGCAAGTCGCCTCAAGAAGATTTGGGACGAGAAAAAAATCACTTTACGCCTTACCCAGGAGAAGGCCGCGGACGCCCTTGGGTTTAGCACCCAAGCGACAGTCAGCCATTACCTGAACGGAACTATGCCGCTAAATACTGATGCCACACTGAAGTTTGCGGCTTTGCTCGGGGTCAAACCGGAGGCTATCCGTCCTGATCTGACTGATATGATGAATTACATCAGGAGATCTGGCTCCCATTCAGATGATTATTCAGCTCCTGGATGGAGGTTGCTCAAACCTGAGTATTCAGAGCTTTTAGATTTGTATGAGCGCCTCCCGCAAAGTGAAAAAGAAAAGCATTTATCTGAATTAAAAGAAAAAGTTTTAGGTTTCGACCGCCTTTTTGAAGAACTACTCGCCGCCAGAAAGCAGTAACCCCTCCAGTCCCGGTTATCCGGGATTTTTTTATTCTTATTTTTCAAATAATTAATAAAAATATTAGTTTTAGTATTATTTTTATCTTGACCTTAAATATGCTCAAAACTAATATTCACCCCATCAACAGCGCACTAACCCTGCAGCAGTTGTTCAGAATGTTCCGCCAGCCGGGCGATACGCGGCAAAGAAATGAATAACCATTGCTGTGTGAGATTTGGCCCCGAGCCTCGGGGCAATTTTTTACAGGGCAAATCGAGGAAAGACCAACGGCATGACCAGCCTGACAGCAGGGAAAGACCGGCAACCACCAGACGTAAAAAAACCCACCGAAGTGGGTTCTTTTACCCCGGATGCCGACCAAAGCAACCGGGAGTGATACAGGGGACCAACCCTGTATCGAGGAAAGACCAACAACCCAATGAGCTGTCGATCAGCTCCGATTATATCAGGAGTCGCTATGAAAGCACTACAGATACCCGTCACGCTGTTTATTCATGTAACTACCTACCCAAACGTAGAAGGCTTCGCGGTTTCCACTGCGGATATGTCTTCCTATCGCGGTTACGTACTGCTGGAAACTCGCCAAATCCATATCGATGTTAACCAGCCAGAACCGATCGACATCATCGGCAAACAGGTTGAAGCGCTGCAGTTGGAAAAAGTCCGACTGACTGACTCAGCCTATAAGCGTATCGCCGAGATCGATGATCAGGTACAGCAGTTGCTATGCATTGAGCACTGCCCTATCGACGCCCACGAAATCCCATTCTGAGGCGCGGTCATGGATATCGAAACTCACAACCTGAGCGCTGAGCTGGAGCTGTGGCAACGCCATGACGCAGCCGAACTGCGTGACCAGTTCGAAGCTGCTGCGACGCACGGTTATTCCGACGAGGCGATCGAGGTGTTCACCCATATCGACGGCACTGCCGCCGACACCCGCGACCGCCTGCTGATGGCCGTAATGATGGCGACGCCTGACACTTTGCGCCTTCGCCAGAATGAGCTGTACAGCTGGTATTGCGACAACGTGAAGGCCGTAGCACGCGAGAAGTTTTAACCCACCCCGGCGCCTGACCAGCGCCGATTTTTACAGAGGAAAGACCAATAATGCCTATCTATATTTCACTTTTTGAGCCAAAGAAAAAGGCTCTGACAAACGGCGCTGTGGCGCTGGTGATTGCTCTCGAAGCGCCAAATAAGCGTGTGGCTGAGAGCATCGCGACCGGCAAGCTTTACGAGTCCTACCCAGAGGGCGGCGATAATTTCTTCAACGCGAAAACCGTCGAAGATCAGCCCGGGCACCCGCGCCCGGTAGTCGGCAAATTCGATGAGCAGTTCGCCGCAGAGAACACTTTCGATGGCAGCGTATGGGCACCGAAAGAGCCTGAACCAGAATTTCCGGCCGGGCCAGTAGATTTAATGTCACAACCTGCCAACGTCCGAATCACTGCAGTGGTGATGTATGGCGACGCTGAGATCGATAACAGCCAGTTGTCGATGGCGGTCGATTTCATCAACGACGATGAAACACCAGACGATACCGGCATGCGTGCTGTGATCGATGGGCTTGTGTCTGTGGCCGCAGTTGGCGCAATGTCCCCTGAGGCTGTTAGCCGATTAGTCTCTACCCTCTTCCAGCGCGCTGGCGATGCTATGCCATCACAGGCTGACACAACGGCCTTTGCTCAGGCGTGGGTAGATAAGCCAGGCGAACGGGACAACCTGACGCTGACGAGCACCAGCACCAGCACCAGCACCAGCACCAGCACCAGCACCGAAAATACTGGGGGCGTGCCGGATTACAACACTCTCAGCATGCACACGGCGCTATCGATCATGGGCGTTAACCCTGCCGTAGCAAAAGCGACAGACGTGAAGAACGCGAAGGAAATTATCTCTTCTCGTGATTCCGTCTGGCGCGCCTGGGATAAATCTCTACGGGTGATCATCGGCATTTTGAATGTTGAAACTGATACCCGGCACGCGATCGTTTCCGAGGGACTGAAAAATCTCAAATTGGTAAATAACGACGAAGAGCGCCTGCACTTTGTGAAAACGCGCCTTGCTGGCCATCCGGCATGCGCTGAGTTGGCGAACTATGGCCAGCAGGCCGAGAAAAGTGTCGAGGTAGAAAACCTCGGCGGCGGCCGCTTCTCGATTGACGGCTTGACCGGCGCTGATGCACCTCAGGAAAACCCAGCGCCAGCAACGGCTAACACCTCAAATCAAGGTGAAAAACAGGAAGTAGCTCAGCAACCAGTTACTGATGCGGCGGCGCAGAAAGCCAAGCAAGATCTGGATCAAATGGGTTACGGCGTTTATGCCAATGCGCCAGCAGAAAAATCTCCAGAGTTGCAGCGCGCAGAAGATAACGCAGACCGCGCCGAGTCGTTGGCGAAACAACTGAAAACCGACGATTTCCAACAACGTGCCGCGCAGGTTGAGCAAACAATCGCAGAACAGCCAGCAGAGGATCAGGACAATCTTGGGATTTGGAATCGTGTTTATAAAACCGATGCCAAGTTCACCAAGGCTTTCAGCAATAACGGCGGCGGCACCTCAATCAATGGTACCTACATGGTGATGCAGGCCACCAAGGTATTCGGGCCACAGGGCATTAATTGGGGCGTTGAAATCATCGAGGAACGTTTCGAGAACGGCGCACCGATCATGCAGTCCGTTAAACAAGAGGATGGCAATTTTGCCAAAGCAATTATTCCAAACGGCTCTGGCGGCTACCTGTGTGAAGTGAACCACGTCGTAAAAATCCGCCTTTGGTACAAACATGACGGTAAGACTGGCGAGGTGTTCGCATATGGTTGTACGCAGTACATTTACCAGAGCAAACACGGTGCAATGAGCGACGGCGAAGCACCGAAAAAATCCCTCACTGATGCCACCAAAAAAGCCCTCTCACAGCTTGGTTTCTCTGCCGACGTGTTCCTTGGCCTGTATGACGATCTGACGTATCGCCAAGAGAACGAAGCAGAATTCGCGCTCAAGAATGCCAGTGAAAAAGCCGAAGGCGTGACCCGCATGCGTGAAGAGCTGGATGAGCACATGACCAAGGTCGCGGAAACGCTCAAAGGCGCTGTAACTGTCAACGAAGCGAACAAGGTTCACACCTCGATCGCCCGTGAGATTGAAGCACACCGCAAGGCTGCGGATGCCAAGGGTGATAAAGAACACGCCCAGTACCTAGCTGGCCGCCTGCGCCGCCTGACCTCACTGAAAGATGAACGCATTGCAGCCCTGTCCGCTGAGGAGAAAGCATCATGAGCACTACCGCCATTGCATTAGCAGCTGATTACGCTAAGTTTCAGGAACTGATCGAAACCTCCGACGACCTGACGCCGGAAATGATCGCCGACACACTGGAAGGTATAGAGGGTGCGTTGGGCGACAAACTGGACGGCGCATTTACTTATGTCCGCAATCTGGAAGGGTTGGCAAAAACTGTTGATGAAGAAGTTAAGCGCCTGACCGAGCGGAAAAAGTCTTTCGAAAACCGAGCAAAATCGATCCGCAAGTACGTGTTGAGTTGCCTGCTGGCCAGCGGCCAAGACTCACTAAAAACCACCACCAACACGTTTACCGCGCGCAAAGGTGTGGCCAGCATAGTGATCGACAATATCGAGTTACTGCCGGATGAACTGGTAACCACCCAAGTTCTGACGGCCCCAGATAAAAAAGCCATTAAGGAGGCGATCGAGAATGGTGTTGAAGTCGCTGGAGCGCACATAGAGATCGGCGAACGCTCGCTGCAGGTGCGGTAATCACCCGGCCCCGGCAACGGGGCCAACACTGAGGACTCACCATGCTGAGAATGTACCTGGCTAAAGGCGACGCCATTCACGTGACTTTCCCCGACGGAACTACGGGGATCATTGAGGCCGAAAGCCGTGGCGAACTGGCTTTTCACTTCCCGCAGAGTGTACGGCTAACGCGAGAAAAGGAAGCGTTTAAAAAACCAATTCTGCCTAATCAGAAATAACACCCCGCCATCGTTAGCATTGCTGGAAACCACACAACGGGGAACAGCAATGCAACGATGGCAACCAGGCGCCCGCCTACTCTCTGATTTCGATATCAAGATCGGCCGGCTATCCGCCAGCGTCAGGAAAAAGACGCTCAGCGATGACGATATAACCCGGGCTTGTCGTGTGACCGACGACGCTATAGCCCAACTGATGAAACCGAGGAAAGACCATGCCCAACAAATTGACCCTGGGGGGGTGCAATAGCCGTCCCCTAAAACTAAATGACACCACCGGCCATGTTGCATTTCTGACATTGGAGGAGTGGTGCAATGACATATACCCTGGCAAAAAACCAACACTGCAAACCTTGCAACGCTGGGCTCGCAACGGGAATTTCTACCCGGCGGCCGAGAAACATGGGAAGCAATATCGATTAGTGCCAGGCGCAATATATATAGACCCAAAGGATCCTCGTTTGGGCAAAAAGATAAAAGATGCGCAAAATCCGCAACCTGCGAGGTTGGCGTTTATGGAGAAAGTAATCAATGACACGGCGAAAGGAAGGGTATGACATGAAATTACCCAAGAACCTGACTTATCGTCGGAAAGGCAAATCCTTCTATTGGCGCAATCCTGTGACCAAAAAGGAAATATCACTGGGGCAAATTGCGCGCCGAGATGCCATTGCACAGGCGATCGAGGCTAACCATTACATCGAACAGAATTATTCCCCTGTTCTACTGCTGGAGAAAATAAAAGGCACCCACGAATACACGTTAAATTCTTGGGTCGAACGGTACGACGTCATTTTTAAACGTCGAAACTTGGCCGAGAACACTTACAAGGTACGCAAAGGGCAAATTGCCATTATCAGCGAAAAAATGGGGAGTATGGTGCTGTCAAAAATCACGACGCGCCATGTCGCTGAATTCCTCGAATTTTGGGTAGCCCAAGACAAAAATACGATGGCTGCAACCATGCGATCTGTTCTGTCTGACATTTTTCGCGAAGCCATTGTAGAAGGCCATATCGATAACAACCCTGTTGCGCCGACCCGCGCGGCAAAAGTGGTGGTAAAGCGTGAGCGGCTGGAGTTGGTGCAGTACATCCCCATTCGTGAAACCGCAGCCACAATGCCAGCTTGGTTTGGTCTGGCGATGGATCTGGCACTCATCACCGGCCAACGACGCGAAGATTTGACCCAGTTCCGATTTGATCAGGTTGTTAACGGACGCCTGCAGATTGAACAAGGAAAAACGGGAGCAATGATCTCCCTTCCCCTAGACCTGGAGTTAAAAGCGGTAAATCTACACCTCGGCACTGTGATCGAACGTTGCCGACTGGCCAGTACCACAGATTTTATGATCAGCGCCGGCATCAGAAAAAATAGCCTGGACGGATCTTTGCATCCTGACGGATTGACGAAAAAGTTCGTTGCTACGCGAAAAGCATCAAAGTTGGAATTTGATGAAAATCCGCCGACATTCCATGAGATCCGGAGTCTGGCCGGGCGATTGTACGAGAAGGAAAAGGGGAAGGAATTTGCACAGAAATTGCTGGGGCATAAATCCGAAAAAATGACGGGTAAATACCTCGATACCAGGGGGAAAGAATACGTAATGCTGTAAAAGACCGAATATCAAAATTCGAGTAAAATTCGAGTGATTTCGATTTTTAAGGTTTTATTACATATAAAACAACAAGTTAAAAAAAGACCGAATACGATTCCTATATTCGGTCTAGGGAAATGGCTCTTGGGAGAGAGCCGTGCGCTAAAAGTTGGCATTTTGTGCAAAGCTTGTTCAGCCGTGCACTTTAAGAGTAGCTTACCGCGCTATTTTTGCCAGCCAGCACAGGCTCGGTGATAGTTTCATGAAGAAATTAATTTCGCATGATTTTTCACCACAGATTTATCTCATACTAAGCCATTGTGGGATAAGTGATTAGTTAGCGCACAGCTTCTCGGCACGTTCACGGTACGGCTCAACACTCATTTTCTTACCGGGATTGGCGGCATCATCCAGCAGGATGACATCCAGTGGCTGGGCACGCTGCTGCCCTGCTTTCACCTGCGCTTCTGCGGCTGCATTAAGCGGGTATTGCATCAAGGTACTGTTGTTGAGTACGAACAGTGCACCGCCGCTGCGGCATTGAAGCGTCACTTCTTCTTTGGTGAACGCCCACTGCTTACCGTATTCCAGCTTGGTGATATTAACCAGTTGGTCTGCCGCCAGCGCACCGGTCGCGGTTGCCAACAGCGTCATGCCAAGTAATACCGATTTCAT